CACGCCAGGAACGCCGCGCGCGCGTCGCGCCATTCGAGCACCGCGTCGAGCAATTGCCGGTTCATAGAGCTAGTCACCGTTCCGGGCGATCATGTCGAGAATGAAACCGTCAATTCCAGTTCCGCTCACCACGACTTGCTGACCTTCTCGATAGCGGCGCGTGCGATCTCGCGGGCTTCGTATTTGGTCATTGGTGTCCAAGTATGACCCGGGTCTGGATGCGCACCGCGAAAGCCCTCAACGATCGCCTCCAATGCATCGAGCAGATCAGGACCGGCTTGTTTGATGCGCTCAAGCTCCTCTAGGGTTTTCATGACCTTTCAAATCCCCAAAATATCCCTGCCTTGCCATGCCTCGCCGTGCCGCGCCAGGCCTTGCCAAGCCGGGCCTCGCCAGGCCACGCCGCGCCGCATTCGGAAATCCACAAAGTATCCCTGCCTCGCCTTGCCTCGCCGCGCCACGCCTCGCCGCGCCTCGCCGCGCCAGGCCGCGCCTCGCCGCATTCGGAAATCCACAAAGTATCCCTGCCTCGCCAAGCCGAGCCCTGCCGCGCCGCGCCGTGCCACGCCAGGCCGTGCCCCGCCGCATTCGGAAATCCACAAAGTATCCCTGCCTCGCCAAGCCATGCCTCGCCACGCCGGACCTCGCCTTGCCATGCCGGGCCGCGCCGCGCCAGGCCGCGCCGCGCCGCATTCGGAAATCCACAAAGTATCCCTGCCTCGCCGTGCCGTGCCACGCCAGACCCCGCCTCGCCAGGCCACGCCGCGCCGCATCTCAAGCCGCGGTCGATTTTGCCGCCTTCACATCCGCCCAAAGCGAAATCAGCCTTTCCATCTCATGCGCAAAACCATCGGACCGCGGCCACATATCGGTCTCGATCAGTACGCAAAGCTGTCGAAGGTGGAACGTCGCCTTGCCGCCGCTGTATCGCCGATTGAGCGCTTGTTGCTCTGTGTTGAGCGTTTCGCCGTGTAGGTGGCTCAAACCGCCCTTGAGCGCGATAGGATGGCCGTCCGGCGCGCTAGCAAAGCCGCGCTCGATCTTTTCGATCCTTTCGAGAGGCAAACGAACCACCTCGGCAATCTGCTCGCGCGTATAGCCATACTGCTCCAATCGAAGCACCGAATGACGGATCGTATATTGATCAAGCGGCGTGCCGTGGCTGATATTTAACCTAACAGCGTCGGCGAACAGGTCGGCGTCGCTGGCATACTTTTTTTCGATGACATCTACCTTGGTTATACCCTTGCGCTTGTAAACCTCTAAACGGTGGCGCCCATCGACGAGACGGTGAGTCTTTGCCTCCACCACGATCGGAGGAAACTTGGCGCCCGCCTCGCCGGCGAGCGCGAGTCGCTGAATGTTGAACTCGCTCACGCCATTTCTGGGATACACAGTCTCGTCGAGTACTATTTCGTCGATCGCTAGTTTCATCGGTTCCTCCTTATTAAAACCCTGCCTCGCCTTGGTATCCCTGCCTCGCCAAGCCCTGCCTCGCCACGCCGGACCTCGCCACGCCGGACCCCGCCACGCCATGCCACGCCTTGCCGGAACTGCAATCCACAAAGTATCCCTGCCTCGCCACGCCACGCCTCGCCACGCCACGCCCCGCCTCGCCGTGCCCGGCCCGGCCACGCCACGCCCAGCCCCGCCGCATTTCAATCTTCGACTGTGAACGACCGCACCGCGAAGCGACCGAACGGCCCATTTTTTTGTGGCCGATAATCGCCCACGCCCATGCGGTTGCCGGCATCGCCCATGATTTCGGCGATGATCTCTGGCGATTTGATCAGCACTGGATCAAATTCAACGCTGAATGTCGCGGACCACTCGTCGAAACGCGGTCGTCGTCGAATGATGCCCTGGCGCTGGACAATCGCGCGTCTACTGTCGATCACATAGTCCTTGATCGGCGAGCCGTCCCGACGCTGCAGAGGGATCAATTCTTCGGACACCACAACATGGGCGAGGTGGCTCTTCATGGTCGAGCGCTTGGCCTTCCATGCACCGGCGGCGCCAAGCAGCGAGGCGCGGAAGGCTTCGCCCTTGATGGCGCATGTGCCGTCCGGGAGGCGATAGACGCCGTTCTCGGCTTCTACTTCGGCCTCAGGGATTCTCGTGCCGCGCTTGGCACTCGTATCGCCGCCCATGGATTCCGGGTTGTGTGTGAGCAGCGGCTTGATGCCATCGACGGTGATCCGAATTGTGCGGATCGTTGGCGCTGCCGGCCCAAGTGCAGGTTCTGACGCCGCCGGTATGGAAACTTTCGCTTTTAGTTTCGTCGTTTTATCCAACATGCTGTGCTCTCCCTTGTTTAAGACCCTGCCCTGCCCTGCCTCGCCGTGCCGTGCCACGCCCCGCCCCGCCCCGCCGCGCCGTGCCACGCCGTGCCATATCCATCAAATGTCATCCATATGAAATCGCATCGAGCGGACCCACTGATGCACCGTCGCGTTCTCCGGCATGCCATCCGCGGCAGCGGCGAGCACGGGCGCTAGCTTTCGTATCGCGTGCAGGACCGTCGTGTGATCGAAGCCGCCGGCTCGCCGGCCGATCTCCGGCATGCTCTTGCGCGTCAAATGCCTGGCGAGCGCGAAGGTCAGCGACCGCGGTGCCACCACAACGGCAAAGCGGCGGCGCCCGAACAGCTCATGCCGGGTGATGTGGAATTCGTCACATACCGCCTTGGCCACCTGTTCGAACCGCGACAGCGGATGGCGCAGCATGACCGCAAAGCTCGCGGGCAGCTCCACCGGATCATCTGGCGCAGGTGGCGGCGCGGGCACCTTTTTTGTGCGGCGCCGGCGCGGCGGGCGGATTGTTTCAGGCGGCGCTGGCGGCGCGGGCATGAGCTCTTGCCAAAATGCCGAATGAATAGCCCGGTATCTCGCCAGCATTTCCTCGGCGCTCGAATAATCCGGCACTTGTGCGGGTGCGACCTTCATTGTCGCGCCTCCCGCTCTAGATCGCTTTCGATCTCGTCCATGCGGACTATCAGATGGTCCAACGCCGTCTCACGGTCTTCGTGACGGGTCAGAAACCACAGCAGGATCGTCGCCAACAAGCCTTCCCGGCCGTCGTCATCGAGTGGCGCCAGGATAGCGCGCATGGTGTCGAGGTCGCGATGCACCTGCGATTCTGATTTCATTTTCACGACGCGCCTCGCTTTCCTTCGGCGATCATCAAGGCGTAAATCATCCAAGTATCCCTGCCTCGCCCTGCCTCGCCCTGCCTCGCCGTGCCGTGCCACGCCTCGCCGCGCCACGCCGCAACTCATGCAATTCACAAAGTATCCCTGCCTCGCCAAGCCTTGCCAGGCCAGGCCTTGCCAAGCCGTGCCTCACCGTGCCTCACCTTGCCGGGCCGGATTCAATCTCATCGAACGCAGCTTTGATTTCCGCCGACAGCTCTGCGGTATCATCGGCCGACATTTGCGCGGCATTACGCAGGCTCCTGGCGTTCGGCCCGGACCACCACGCGACGAAATCGGCGCTGGCCTTTCCACCGGCCAGTTTTGCGGCCTCGATGATCTGGCGCGTCAACATCCGAAAAACCTCGGGGTCTTTCGGCGGCCGTTTCTGCGCCATGCCGATCAGGTCGCCGACAGAGGGCTCGGGCTTGACCTGCGAATCGTCGCCGTCGTGTTCGATCGCGGTGCTGGCGCCGGCCTCGTCGGATGGCGGCTGCACATGTCCTGCCGGCGTCGCGGCTGGTGGCCTTGCCGGCGCGGCCGGCGGCTGCGTCGCCTCGATCGCCGGGAACACCTCCTCGACTGTCGCCATGCCATCGGCGATGCTCTTCATCATCGCGATCACCCGGGCAACGTCGGGCGCCAGCCAATCCTTGCTGGCACGTCCGATAGTGCGCTCGACGCGGTTCAATGCGACCGGCACTTTCGCTAGTCCCTCGATGACGCGCTTGCGATAGGCGTCAAGATCGCGACCGATCTTGTCGACCAGGGAATTGCGCGCCAGCTCGAAGGCGTGATCCGCATAGATTTGCAGGGCGTTGACAATACAATTCCGAATACTTTTGCTTTGCCCAATTTGGTAACTTATATCCAACTGACGCTCGGCATCTTTGGTCTTTATCGATCCCTGCGACTTGCGTTGCCGATAGGCACGCTCCATCGAGAACCCGGTTTCGATATCGGTGAACCGCGCGTAGAAAACCCAGGCATCGCCGACGTCGATTTCCCGGATTTCGTTGACGTTATTGCCGAAGATGCGCGCAACATCATTGGCAAGCTTAATGCTTGGACCCTCGATCCAAGATTGACCGCCATCCTTACTTTTTACTGGATACCGATAAAACCAGTCCGTGCCAGCAGCGGCAGCCAAGGCGGCCAGTTTCTGCAGTATCTTCGCCTCATCGCGATACACCGCGACCGGCTGGGCGCCGATGACGCGATCGGCTAGGCCGGCGGTCGGCCGCACCAGGGTGTGGCCGGACGGCACGGGCTGCTGTAGCTGACCGCTGGACATTGCGTAGTTGGAAAGATCGCGGCGGCGATCATCAATGTCGGTCATCATGAATCTCCGATTTGAGGACGCGGAAAACGCGAAAGTCGCCTGGCTTGACCGCATATCCCTTACGATGTTGCAGACGCCAGGACAGCTGGCGGCCACCACTCAAGCGGCCGTAGGTATGCTCGCCGAGTTTTGCGCAAAGTTCGCTCTTGAGGGCGTCCTCTTTCTTTTCGAGGCGGCTGATTGCCGCCTGGGTTTCAATCAGTTCCTCTGTCGCGATCGCTGCGCGATTGTCGTTGGATAAATCGATTTCGGTGCCGTCATCGCGCGGATAGAGCGCCTTGACTAGCGCCGCATCGTTGGCCGGCTCGAACGGCGGCATGATGCCGGGGTCGAGATGGTCGTGCCAGAACGTGGCTGCGCAGGCGAGGATTCGCTCTTCAATGACGGCGTCGCGCTCGATCTCGAACAGGCGCAGGGTCCAATCGAACTCGCTGTTGACCAGGACCGCCAGGACGCCCCACGAGCATTCGTTCAGCATCATGGTGGTGAGCGTCTGAAGACGGTAGGCGGCTGGCGGCGTGGCGGGGCCATCGATGTAATCGTCCGGGAAATCGAGCCATCGCTTGAAGACCGAGCGAGCGCTGACCTTGGCTTCAACGACGCCGAAGCCAGGCAGGTCTGGCCGAGTTGCGAAACCGTCGGGCGTGCAGGCGATCCGACGCTTGGTGTCGCGCACATGGACGCGGCCGCGCTGCACCTGCCATTCGGGCCGTTCCTCCGTGAGTGCTTGGAACACGGCGGCCTCGCCCCAGCGTCCGCGCCGGAAGATCGCGGAGTCCATCAGCGGCGGGCGCAGGCCTTTTTTCTCCGCATAGAGCTCGGCCATTGAGCCGAAGTTGGACACGCCGCAGAAAATTCCGGCTTCGCTGGCGTTGAGGAACTTGAGCCGATCCGCCAGGTGGGTCGCGTCGTCGGCGATGGGGATGCGCTCGACCGGCATGAAGGGATTCCGTTTCGCTCAAGAGCGTGCTTGGCGCGCCCAGCGCGCCATGTGGCTTGGGAAATTTGCGACCTCCAATGACGTCGCGTCCTTGAACAGGTCGTCGGCAAAATCGATCAGTTCGAGATAGGTCATCTTGTCGACGATGCAGGCGATCGCGCGTTGCCGATGGTTCGTCGAGTTGAGCATCTCGACCATGCGGCGGTGATCTTCGTGTTCCAGGCGCGCTTCCCGCTTCACGGCGACCATTTCTACGATGGATGCATCAGGGGCAGGTCGACTCCAATCCAGGGCGCGGGGTTCGCGCAGTTCGTCCGCCAGTGCGGCCAGCGCGTTGCGATGGTTCTCTGTCATTTATAAACCTTCAGGAGTGAGACGGGCGAAATAGAAGGGCAACAATGATGCAAAACACGTAAAACCCCAGGCCCTGGATCATCGACTGCCATCCACCGGTTTCCCAGTAGTAGCCAGCCAGCACCACGCCGAACAAGGCGAGAACGACATCGAAACGTCGCACATCGATGCGTCCACGGCCCCCGCGAAAGCGGGGGTAGACGGGTGTATTCATCCAAGCGTCCGGCTTGGCGATTATCCTGATCAGCACGCTCGGTATTCGTATCTGCATGACGGTTACTCAAATAGCCCGCCCGGGGAGGACAGTTGCGGCTACCTTCCGGGCGGGCCTGCGGGCCGGGCGGCTGCGATTTACGGTGCTAGGAACACCAAGCCGCCGGCCTACCTGGGTTACGCGATACTGCCCAGCCGGTTCTTCCTGCGCTTCAGGAACAAGCCACCGAGCGCCAACGCACCACCGAACAGCGGCAGCGTGGCGGGGAGCGGCACGGCGGAAAGCGTCGCGTCGAAGTTTGTCAAGAGCACATTGCCGTTGCACCCTGCGCCGCAGGCCCCAGGTCCACCACCGAAGTAGAAGAAGTTGTAGTTGTCGTAGCCGCCGGCGAGAGTGTGGAAGCCCTCGTCGTTTGTGCCGCTGCTCTGGGCAAGCAGGGTAAGGGTAAACGGCGAGCCGTCCTCAGACCCATACACCGCCCAGCCTTCACCTTGGGTCGTCGAGCCCATCTGGAACGAGAACCCGCCCGCAGCCAGCGAGCTTCGGATACCATCCAGGTTGACCTGGACGAAGTTGCCCGCGGTGATTTCATGGTCGCCGGAAGGGTCGTTGTTGAGGCCGAGGCCGTTCTCGTCGCCGCCGCCGTTCTTACCGAACATGGCAGTTCCAACGTCGCCCGGCGTGAAGCCGCGGGCAGTGAGGTTGAACCCACCCGCGGTGAAGGTTTGAGTTGTACCAAGCACACCGAGATGGTCCTGGAAGTTCCAGTCGAGCACAGTGGCCGAAGCCACGGTAGTGCCTGCGGCGAGCGCACCCAACATGGTGACCGCTAGTAGTAACTGTCTCATTTTGTAAAGTTCCTTTTTGTGATTTCGAGTTTTGGATTGTTTTCAGTCCTGGTCTTGCAATTATTCCCTTCTCATCATCCGCCCTCCTGCGTTAGCCGCGCCGCAATCCAGTCAAAACAATCCATCACCAGCACCACCGCGATCGCTGTCACTTGAACGCCGATCACGCCTGCGCAGATCGAGGCCGCGAACTGCTCGACGCTCATGATGCACCTCGGAGCGCGCCGGCGACCTCGGCGAGCAGCTCGGCCGACGGCTCGCGGCGATCAGAAAATAAATGTATGAAATCCCTGCCTTGCCTCGCCGTGCCGCGCCTTGCCCCGCCCCGCCTCGCCGCGCCGGGCCCAGCCCGGCCTGGCCCGGCCAGATCGATGTATCCGCGCACTTCATCCAGCAAATCGGCCGGTGGCGGGTGGCGATCAAATGAGGTGAGTTCCCACCATTTCTGCCGCACCGGCAACGGCAGACAGAACCAGTCCTCGCGCGTGTACGGCCAGTGACGGTCGCGGCTGATCTGGATGGTGGGCGGCATGAGGCTCCCCGGGTGAACGGAGAGCACATTAATTCACAGGACGTGAACCTGTCAATAACTTATTTCACGTTTCGTGAACGTGAACCATCAGGCGGCGGCGGTTTTCTCCGACCGCGCGCCCGACTCAAGTCCACGGCGCCGAGGCGCTCGACAGCGCGAATTTTTTCAAGCAGATCACTAGGCAGGCGGCTGCGGTCGCCGTCGTAAATCCATTCGAAAGTAATGCCGTATTCGTCCTTGAGCCGATACACTGCGTCGACAGTGATGCGCCGATTGCCCTCCGGGTCGACGTATTGTGACCACTGGTTGGGAGCTATCCCCACGTTTTTGCAGAATGCTGTTGGGGATACGCGGAGAGCCATCCGGGTCAATTCTAGCCGATAGGCGATGTCGCGCTGGTTTCTGGGCATAACGGAGCGTGGCTCTGGTTCACATCTTGTGAAATCTCCTTGTTGTGAAACCTTGACTAATTCACGCAATGTGAATACGTCTACGGCATGCACACCACCGTGGACTCCATCATTGAAGCTCTTGGAGGCTCGGCCGCTACGGCAGCTATTGTTGGCCTTCGCCGGTCTGCGATCAGCAATTGGAAGACTCGGGGCAGCATCCCGCCCGACAAATTCATGCTTTTGGAGAGAGCCCTTGCCGATCGAGGCAAAGGCAAGCCGTCGCCACATCTCTTTGGATTTGTGCCCGCCCGGGAGGTTTCTCGATGAGCCGCGCGCCGCGTCGGCCATTGTTTGGTGGGTGCCTGTCATGTCGGGAGCGTGCCGCATCAGGTGTGGCGGAAGCATCCGCGCGTGCGGATATTTCATCCAAGCCCGCAGATATTTCGTCCATCGGGGTCCGATCATGAGTAACGCTCTTGCCGAAGCGAATGAGGCGCGACAACTCGCAAATCTTCTGGTCGATCAGGAACATCGACGCGTAAAAGACCGTGATCGTGCGCGTCGCAATGTGGCCCGGGCTATTGGCACGTCTCCCGGCACGATCGAAAACCTTCAGCGCAATCGGCTCAAACGGATTGCAGGCTGGCTACGCGACGCCCTGCGTGCACGGGTCATCCGTGAACTCGAAGCCGAAATCGCGAGGCTCCAGCATGAACTCGCCGTCCACAAGCAGATTGGTGTGGACCCTCGTGGTGACGAAGCTGCGGCGGTTCGTGCGGACCTGTCGGCGATACTTACGGTTTTAGGGCGCGACCGCTGAACATAGGGAGGGGAGAGGATTCCACCAATGGACAGCGTGCAAAGCAACGACCTGGCGGCGAAGGCGAAGCCGTTCGTCAGGCAGATCGAGGAAATCGACGACGATCTGGAGTCCGAAAAGGGCGAGTACATGAGCCGGTGCCGCGTCCTGCGTGACAAGCGCAAGGACGTGTTCGGCGCCGCCAAGGACGACGGCATCGCAGTCAAACCGCTGAAGGCGATCGTGAAGCGGCGCAAGCTCGAGCGCAGGATCGATGCGCTGCCGAGTGAATTCGACGTCGACGAGTCCGCGCAGTATTCCGCCCTGGCCGAGGCGTTCGCCGGCACGCCGTTCGGCGACTTCGCGGCTGAGCGCGCGGACAACGGTGCCGCGGCAGAGCCTGCCCCCGCGAAGGCGGGGGGCGCGCGCCCCGATGAAGAGCACGTGGAAGCATTACGCGCGCGACTTACCAGGATCGGCCTCGATCCGATCGACACTCTCGCCGATCGCTAACCCCCAAGAACAAGACCAAAGCCCCGCAGGCGCGGCGGGGGAGGCTGCGCGATGATCATCATGGCACTCGATGCCGCACTGCGGACAGGCGTGGCGATCGGCGAGGCCGGCCAAGCGCCGTTCCTGAATTTCGTCGACTTCAACAGACCGCACGACGAGCACCCCGACATTTTCGGGCGCGCCATCAAGTGGATAGCGCGGACCTGTGTCGAGCGGACGCCGGCGCTCCTGGTGATCGAGGGCATCGTTCCGGTTCACGACAAGACAATCCAATCGGGGCTGTTCGCCATATTCACCGGCGTCGCCAACGCCAAGGGCATCCAGGTGCTCGTGGCGCCGATCCAGACGTGGCGCGCGTTCGTGCTCGGCGACGGCAAGCTTCCGAAGGCCAAGGCCAAGCAGCGCGCCGTCTCGGTGGTGCATCAGCTCGGGTGGGCTGAGGCCGACGTCGACCACAACGCAGCGGAAGCGGGCTGCCAGTGGCTGTGGGCCTGCTCGCAGGTCGATCCCAAGAGCGTGCCGCGGATACCGCTATTCATGAGGGGTGCAGCATGAGCGATCTGTTCAACGCAGAGACTAAAATTGAAATCAAGGTTCATCTGGTCGCCGACATTTTCCCGATGATGAGCGACGAAGAGTTGGCCGACCTCGCCGCAGACATTAAGGCCAACGGGCAAGTGCATCCCATCCTACTCGATTGCGACGGACTACTACTCGACGGACGCAATCGCGCCCGAGCGTGTGAGATTGCCGGCGTCAAGCCGCTATTCGCAACCATCGCTCAGCCTATTCCCGATCCGCTCGCCTATGTCGTTTCCCTAAACGTCAAGCGTCGCAACATGTCGGCGAGTCAGAAGGCGATGAGCGCCGCCGAAGCATGGGCCATCGCCGAGAAGGAAGAGCGGGTTCAAACCAAAGGCGGTGATCGCAAATCAAAAGCCCAAAACGGGCATTTGATCAGAAACCCCCGGGAGCATTTTGCCACTCTATTCGGGGTTTCGAAAAACTATGTCGAGATGGGGCATGCGCTTTTGCGAGACGATCCGACCGAAGCTGCGCGTGTCAAAAAAGGCGGCCCAGCGGCGCTACTCAAGGACGCCTATGACGCAATGGCGAAGCGCCAAGGCGGCGACGCCAACAATCAAATTCGCATGCGCAAACTTCGTGAGGAGCGGCCTGATCTTGCGGAAAAAGTCGAAGCCGAAAGCATGACGCTTGAAGATGCCGAGCGAACGGCGAAAAAAGATGCTGAGGAGCGCAAGCAACAGCGGTGGGCACTAACGATGAATGTGCTCGATGCCGTGCGTGGCCTTGATCGCGATCCCGACAAAGCTTCGGAGATAGCCGCCGAGTACGACCCCGCACAAGCAGAGGGCCGCGGCGAGACATTGACGCCTGATCGTTTGCGGAAGGTTGCAGCGTTTGCCTCTGCGCTGGCAAACGCCATGGAGGAGCACTCATGAGAAAGTTGCCAAACGAATTTTATCGGAGATTAAAGACGCTTCGCGACGAGTATGGGCAACGCGAATACGACCGGGATGATCTGCGGGACGAGGTAGTCGAGCTTTTAAAGGTGTTCGTTCCACCAGCAGACAATGAGCTTTATAAAGATGCCGCTGATGAAAAACTCAACTCGGCTGAAAAGGCCGAGGACAATCCCGAGCAACCCGGCCTGTTTCCATACGACGCGCACGTCGCCCTAGGCGAGAAAAAACGCATCAAGCGTTCTCGGATGAACTTTGAACAACACCTTCGCCGCAAGCGCGTTATCGATGCGAACAAGGCAGCGCAGGACCTAGGTTGGGCGATCGAAACCGGATGGCTGAATGCCGGGGTCGATGCCTTGCAGGGATTTCCGTCCACGGTGGTGCGCGAAGACATGCTCAATGAAGACGGCAGCTCAAGGCCGCCGAAGGCCGCATGATCCTTCCTTCGGACCATATGTTTGCCGGCCTGCCGGCGCGATCGGCGGGGGCCATGAATGGCGAATATGCGGCGTTTCTCGCCAGCAAAGCCGTTCGAGCCAAGGAACGCGGCATGCGCGACGTGCCCGCGCTCGCGACACACCTTTTCCCATTTCAACATCACTGCGTTGATTTCAATCTGCGTGCGGGATCGAGCGGCCTCTTCCTCGACACCGGATTGGGGAAAACCGAGATCCAATTGGAATGGTGCCAAAAGATCATCGAGGCCGAGAACCGGCCGGCTCTGATCCTGACGCCGCTTGCCGTCGCAGGGCAATTCAAGCGCCGTGCGGATCGATGGGGCTACGAGGCGCGCGTCATCAAGGAACAATCGGATGTCAAGCCCGGCATCAATATCTGCAATTACGATCGCCTCGATAAGCTCGATCCGTCTCAGTTCTGTGCAGTCGCGCTTGACGAAGCGTCGATCCTGAAATCATTCTCAGGCAAAACGACGCGCAAGCTGATCGATCTCTTCAAAGGTCTGCGGTTCAAACTTGCGGCGACTGCGACCCCTGCACCTAACGATCATATTGAACTGGGAAATTACGCTGAATTTCTCGATGTGATGGCGGCAAATGAAATGCTGTCGCGTTTTTTTATCAACGATACGTCCACGGCATCGCAGGAATGGAGATTGAAGGGACACGCCGCAACGGCCTTTTACGATTGGATGGCGTCATGGTCGCGAATGGCCGAAAAGCCATCAGACCTCGGGGACAAGGATGAAGGATTTATTCTGCCGCCGTTCCAGGTCCTTCGGCATCGGGCGAGAGACAGCCATATTTCCCGCGACTTGGCCGATATGTTCGGCGCGCCGGCATTGAGTGCCACCAATGTTTATGCGGTCAAGCGGCAGACAAGCGAAGCGCGCGCCGAGCTCGCAGCCTCCATAGTAGCCTCTGATCCGGACAAGATATGGCTGATCTGGGTTGATACCGACAATGAAGGTGATGCGATACTCCGTGCATTGCCGAGCGCCATCGAGGTTCGCGGATCGCAATCGGCCGACGAGAAAGAGGCAAAGCTGGAGGCGTTCTCAAGCGGCACGATCCGTCAATTTGTCAGTAAACCATCGCTCAGCGGTTTCGGCATGGATTGGTCGCACTGCGCCAGGATGGTTTTCGTGGGGCGAACCTATTCCTATGAGACATGGTATCAGGCCGTGCGCCGGTGTTGGCGGTTCGGCCAGAATGAAACCGTTGTCATCCATCTGGTGGTCGCGGAAGGCGAATCGGAAATCGGACGCGTGATCGATCGCAAGGCTGGCGATCACATCGATATGAAGGCTGCGATGCGCGCGGCAATGAGCAGATCCGTCGGCAAGACGTCCACTGTCAAGTCGCCCTATGAACCGCTTCATCAAGCAAAGGTCGCCCCATGGATATCAGATGTTTAGGATCAGCTAACGGCAACCACTGGCAGGCCATTCATGGTGATTGCGTCGACGTGCTTGCGCAGTTGCCGAGCGAGAGCATCGGGTTTTCCTGCTATTCCCCGCCGTTTGGTTCGTTGTTTGTTTATTCCGAATCTGCTGCCGACATGGGAAATAGCACTGACGAGGAATTCTCTGAGCACTACGCGTATATGGTAAGGGAAAAATTTCGTGTCACCATGCCAGGGCGACTGACTGCGGTGCATTGCTCCGACTTACCAATGACGAAATGGCGCGACGGCGCAATAGGGATCAAGGATTTTTCCGGCGACATCATTCGGGCGCATGAAGACGCCGGCTGGATCTATCACGGGCGCCGCACGATCTGGAAATGCCCGGTTGTCGAGATGACGCGCACGAAACACGTTGGATTGCTCTACAAACAATTAAGGAAAGACTCGACAAAATCGCGCGGCGGAATGCCGGATTATCTTTTGACATTCATCAAGCCCGGCGAAAATCCAGACCCGATCGAGCATACGTCAACTGATTTTCCACTCGAACAATGGCAGGAATGGGCGTCGCCGGTATGGATGACCATCAACCAGACCAATGTGCTGAATGTGAAATCCGCTCGCGACGCATCTGACGAACGGCATCTTTGTCCGCTCCAAATCGACGTCATCGAACGTGCGCTCGTGATGTGGTCAAATCCCGGAGATGTCGTGCTTTCTCCGTTCATGGGCATCGGGTCTGAAGGCTATTGTGCGCTCAAGCTGCGTCGCAAATTCTTCGGGATCGAGTTAAAGGAAAGCTACTGGCGACAGGCTTGCAAATATCTGGATGCTAAAGACCGCCAATCTGATTTATTTGTGGTGGATGCGGCCGAATGAAGCGCGTCATCCTCGAAAGCCCGTATCACGGTGGCCTGCTGCGCCGCTGGCTCAACCTGCGTTTTGCGCGCGCCTGTCTGCGCGATTGCCTGATGAGAGGGGAGGCGCCGATCGCGTCGCACTTACTCTACACGCAGCGCGGCGTCCTGAATGACGATGTGCCTGACGAGCGCGAGCTGGGCATCGACGCCGGGCACGCTTGGATCTCAAGCGCCGATGCGATGGTGGTCTACATGCCGAAGCTCGGCGTCGTTACGCCCGGCATGAACATCGGCATTCAGAAGGCGCGCGCGATCGGTATCCCGATCGAGTTTAGAAGGCTTGAAGGGGCGTGAAGCTATGGTCTGGATCGAGCACAAGATCGTCGATCGATTCAAGTTCAATGGCGGTCGCGAGCTTGTCTGCGATCGTATCGAGTATGAGGAAACCTTCCCCCGTGAACCGACAAAGCAGGGTATCGACCTCGATCGCTTGTGGCGTCTCGCAGAAACGCGCGCATGGCTCACGCCACATTGCGAGAGCCCGATCGAGATCACGCTCGGCGCACATCTGTTCGTATTCATGCAGGACAACGGTTTCAGTCCGAAGCTCTGCCTGAGTTGCGAAGCGCCCACACGTCCGGCCAACGAAGTGCTGTTGATCCCGCAATTCCGATGGGAACGCTACCGCGGCGATTTCGTGATTCGCATTCCGGGGACGCCGCGACAGTTGCTGTTCATCGAATGCGACGGCCGCGACTTCCATCGTGCTACGACGCAACAGATCGAGCGCGATCGCGGCCGCGACCAGGAAATGATCGATGCCGGTCATAAGGTTTTTCGTTTCACCGGGAGCCAGATCAACCGCTATCCGGCTTCCTGCGCGCTCGCGGTGCTGGGCAGGCAAAAACGACCGGAGAATCCGGCATGACAGCGACGCCATGGGGCAAGTTTTTTTGGGCCGACTGGCTCGCCGATCCCGGGCTGCGGGCGTGCTCGGCGACGGCCCGCGGCATCTGGATGGACATGCTGTGCGTAGCTGCGACACATGACCCTGCGGGCTATGTGGCCATTGCCGGCCGTGCCATGACGCTGGCCGAAATTGCGAGGTTAACCGGAGAAGAAATTGGCGTTGTAGAGCGGGGACTTGCCGAGCTTGCAGCGAAGAATGTTTTCAGCCGTTCGAGCGAATTGGTGATTTATTCGCGACGCATGATTCGTGATGCCAAAAAAACATCCCGCGCGCGCGAAATAGGCAAAAAAGGTGGCAACCCAAACCTCAGAAAACAAAATGAAAATCCGCCTCAGGATAACGGTCAGCTTAATCAGGAAAATCGGCGCCGATCAAAACAGACAGGTGGGCTCAAGCCCAACAAGCTAAGTCGTGTATCCGCAAGCGGAAATTCCTCTCAGGATAACGGTGAACCCCCACCCATGGCGCGCGCGCGCGCCCGTTCCACTTGCCAGAAGCTAGATAAGAATCTTACTTCCTCTGTTGAGAGTGAGAGCGAATCCCGACCAAGCAAGATCAACGGGCACCCACGGCCGACCAGCGGGCCGGCTACGGCGCTCCCTGAAGGGCGCGCCGGCCCGCCGTCGTTCGACAGCAAAGCAAGCAAGCAACCCCACAAAGTCACCAAGGCCGAGTTTGAGGCAAAGCTCGACGCCAAACGCAAAACCGGAGAACCGTGATGGCCCGGCAACCAGACCTCTTCGCAGAACCGCGCCCAACCATCGACGAGCTACGCGCCAAGCACGGCGCGACATGGGGAATCAAAACCATCGCCGACGTCGAACGCGACGAAGCCCGCAACGCCGATGATCGACGCAACCGCGAAATGCGCGACCGACAAGTGCTCGCCGAGTATGCGTCGCTCGGCATCGATCCGGTCTACGCGAGCGATGGCACGCTGGCATCGCCGTCGCTGTTGCGATCGATCGATCGCATGCCAAGGAAGCACGACCATGCGCCTGTCTACGATAGCGATCGATAGCGATCTGCCGCTCGTTCCGACGCAGTGGTCGGGCGCCTGGGTGCAGCGGCGGCTGATCGAGGCCTACAGCGTCGAGCGCCGGTTGCCGCGATCACGCCGACGCGCCATCACCAACGCCTGGCCGTCCATGGTGGTCGAGTTCGCCGACGTCGTCGGGCGCGCCGATGACGCTCGCGAGCAGATCCTGCAATCGTGGGAATACGCCGATGCGAGCGTGTCGTCCGAGGATGTCTCGCGCATGGAAGCCGCTCACGACTGGCTGCCCAACATCCTCGGTTCGTACCCACAAGAACGGCTTTGCCTCGCACAATGGGCGACTGCGATCGCCTATCGCCGATCGCTGCGCAGGCTGCTTGCACAACGCCGCTGGTCGCGGACTACGTTCTACCGCTACGTGACGGCCGGTGCGCACGTCATCGCGCTCGAGTTGCGGCGACGAGACGAGCCGGTGCTGTGAATTGGATGCCGTGAAGCAGGGGCGGCAGGCTGGCGTGCTTGCCCCACCGATATAGCACCCGTCTCCCGGTTCAGCCAAACCATCTTGACAGACATGAAACCTATGGTACCAATGGGCACATCCATACATGCTTGAGTGGAATGGCGCGCCCGGGCCTCGCCCATGCGTCTTTGCACTGCCCTATACACCCTACATCTCACCCTAAACAAACGCACCAGCGACCCGTTTGCCGGGCTTGGCGGGCCATTCGGCTTGGCCTGCTCGTTGACCGGGGGGGGATGCTAAAAATTAGGATGGCCGCCGCGTATGACCGCGCGTGTGATCTCGCTTTGGTCGCCGCAGGTTTCGGAATACCGGCAGGAACAACGTTCCATCAGATGGAATAAGCCATATGGGCATCCTGATCAGCTTCCTCGAGCTGCTGTTGTACATCGCGGTCATCGTTTTTGTGGCCTATTGCATTGTGTGGCTGATCACGAGCTTCATGGGCTGGACGATCGACGCCAACGTCTACAAGTTTGGCAAGATCATCGTCGGCTTGTTGTGCCTAATCGCCATCGTGGTCTGGATCACCAGCGTGGCGGGATTGGGCGTCGGGTTTCCGCACTTCCTGGTGTACCGAGGATAGGGCGGGTTGGCGCGAGGTCAGGTGCCGGTTAATGGCCGGACAGCAGAAGGAAACAGCATGACCCGTGGACGAAGATGCCGACCGTACTGACGGCGATCATTCCCGCCGGAGAGACCGTATCCGATGTGGTCGATCTCACGGGTGCCACTGCCGTTGTCGGCATCGCCATGCCGCCGGACTGGACCTCGGCGACCACCACGATACTTGGTTCGCCGGATGGTGTTTTCTTTTACGAGTTGCACGATGGCGTCACCGGGCTAGAGCTTGCTTTCAATGTCAGACCCGGTTCGTTGGTGATGCTCAACCCGAACCGGCTGCGCAGTTGTGTCGCGATCAAGCTGCGCTCCGGAACGGCCAGTAATCCTGTCGTTCAGGAAGGCACGCGACAATTCGGCATTGTCGTCGAGGGCGACGTCGTGGCACAGCCGGGCACGGGCACCACTGCGCATGTCATTGAGGACACAACCAACGACTTCCACGGCGTCGAGCAGAACTTTCAGGCGCCGGGGCCAATGACCGTCGCGGTTCAGGCGTGGCTGAAATCAGCCAATCGGCAGGCGGGTTTTGCGATATATAATTCCGATGGCGGCGCCCAAGTGTATTTCGATCTTGCGATCAACGAGATCTATGCCAACAAAGTTCACGGCACCGGCTTTTCCATTTTCAATCTCGCTATCGAGGGGCCCGGTCCCAACGGCTGGTGGATTTGCAGTGCCTCGATCGCTCTTGCTCCAATCAGTCCTACCCAGACGTTTCGGATTATGATCGACAAGGACAATTCCGGCAGTCAGGCCTGGCCCGGTGACGGCGCCAGTTTTATCCAGATCTGGCAGCCGGCGTTGATGGAGGATGGCGGTTCCAATCTGCTGGTCAGCCCGGAGGATCTGACCGATCCGGCGTGGGCGGCGTCCGGCGCGACGGTGCAGAATTTCCCCAACGATACTCTTCCGGCGGCGCCATGATGCAATTGAAGAAGGAAACGGCATGACCCGTGGTCCGCGTCCTATTCCGACGCATCTCAAGCTCTTGCGTGGCAACACCGGCAAGCGCCCGCTCAACAAGGACGAGCCGCAGCCCGAGCCATTCACCGATGTGCCGGACCCGCCGTCGTTTGTGACGGGATATGCGGCCGAGGAGTGGTGGCGTACGGCGGCCGAGCTCCACGGGCTCGGGTTGCTGACCAAGGTCGATGTGCCGGCGCTCGCGGCGTACTGCTATGCGTTCGGCCAATGGAAGATGGCGGTCGAGGCGCTGGAGCGCATACAGAGCGGCGACCCGGTCATGAACGGCATGTTGATCAAGGGCAAATACGGCAACTCCATCGTCAATCCGTTGGTGTCCGTTGTGCGCAAGCACGCCGCCGACGTGGTGCGCTATGCGGCCGAGTTTGGCCTGACGCCGGCTGCGCGAAGCCGCATATCGGGCGGCATTCGCGGCGAAAACCCACAGGGCAAGTTTGCTGGACTCCTCGCCGGTTAAGCGCACGCCGAAAGGCCGGGGGCGTGCAAAGGCGGTGATCCGCTTCATCGAGCAGTTGACAATTCCGTCGGGCACCGGCCAGGGCAAGCCGTTCAAGCTCGAATCGTTTCAGAAGGATTTCATCCGCGACATTTACGAGCCGCACATCGGCACGCGGCGCGCGGTGCGCCGTGCAATCCTGTCGATGGCGCGCAAGAACGGCAAGACCGCGCTGATCGCCGCGATCGTGCTCGCGCACCTGATCGGGCCCGAGGCGACGGTGCATGGCGAAATCTATTCGGCCGCCAACGATCGCGACCAGGCAGGCATCGTGTTCAAGTTCGCGAAGCAGATCGTCGATCTCGAACCCGACCTCGCGGCTGAGCTCGAGGTGGTCCCGTCGACGAAGACGATGATCGCGCGGCGCACCGGCTCGGTGTATCGCGCGATCAGCGCCGAGGCCGGGACCAAGCATGGCTATCTGCCGAGCGTTGTCATCTACGACGAGCTGGCGCAGGCCAAGAACCGCGATCTTTACGACGTGCTCGACACGAGCTTCGGCGCACGCGAGGAACCGCTGTTCATTGCCATCAGCACGCAGTCGAACGACCCGGAGCACGTTCTGTCGAAGCTGATCGACGACGGCTTGAGCGGTGTCGACCCGGCGATCGTGTGCCATCTCTATGCGGCGGACGAGGACTGCGACCTGGCGGACGAGGCGCAGTGGCGCAAGGCGAATCCGGCGCTCGGCAAGTTTCGCGACTATGAGGATCTCGCGACCGCTATACGCAAGGCCATCCGCATGCCGGCCGAAGAGCCGAAGGTCAGGAACTTGTTCTTGAACCAAAGGGTGGCTCCGGTCGCATCGCTCATCAGCCGCGCCGAGTGGATGGCGTGCGGCGGCGCGTCGCGCATCTTTGACGGTGAAGAGGTCTATCTCGCGCTCGACCTGTCGAACACGGTTGACCTGACGGCGCTGATGGTCGGCTCGATCGACGATCCGTGCCGGGTCATGCCGCATTTCTGGAAGCCGAGCGAGACACTGACCGAGCATTCCGGTCGTGATTTCGGTTCGGGATCGCATCGTTACAGGGAGTGGGCGGAAACCGGCAACCTGCATCTCAGTCCCGGCAAGACGATCGATCCCGAAACTATTGCGCGTTTCATCGCGGAGCTGACGCGCCTCTACAGGGTCCGCGGCATGGCCTATGACCGCTGGCGGATCAACGATCTGTTGCGCGAGTTCGATCGCGTCGGCTTGCAGGCCTACGAGGACGGCGACAAAGGCGGCGACGGCTTGCGGCTGATCCCGTGGGGCCAGGGTTTCAAGGACATGGGACCGGCGATCGATGCGCTCGAGCTCGCAGTGATGGAGCGCAAGCTCGTCCATCCGGGCAATCCTATTCTGAACTGGAATATGGCGAACGCCGTCACGGTGCTCGACCCGGCCGGCAACCGCAAGCTCGACAAGGACAAGTCCCGCTTTCGTATCGACGGCGCGGTGGCGCTCGCAATGCTCATGGGACTGCGGGCACGCGATCGGCAGGCGAAGCCGATCGATATCATGTCGTTGATTGGATAACCCATGGCCGAACGCAGTCCGCCGCTCAATACGCTGTACGGCCCGGTCTTTGATGCCGGTCAAGCCTATTCAGCGGTGTTGTCGCTGGCTGGCTCCTACGTTGTCGGCCTGATCACGCCGGACGAGTGGACTCCCGCCGTCGTGTCGGTTCTGGTGTCCACAGAGGGTGACAATTACTACGACCTGTTCGACGGCAAGGGTAACGAGTTCAGCTTCAATGTCGTGCCGGGCACGATGATCAATGTCGATCCCAATCTCTTGATGATGGCGGCTCATCTCAGATTTCGTTCCGGTCGACGCAGTGCTGAGGTGCTGCAGGAACACGACCGGCGGTTCTACCTCGTCACCAAGCAGAGCATAGCGGCGTCGCAAGGTGCGTGATCCAGGGTCCTGGCATCATTTCTACACCGGCCGTTATTGGCTGCGCCGACGGAAGCTTCAATTACGCGAGCATCCGCTTTGTAAATTCTGCGCGAAACGCGGCGCGGTTACCCGGGCAACCGTGGTCGATCACGTCAAGCCCCACCGCGGCGACTGGAACAAGTTCGTGCTCGGCGAGCTGCAATCGCTGTGCGCGAGCTGTCACGACAGGCAAAAGCGTTTCATCGAAACCCGCGGCCACAGCATCGAGGTCGGCGACGACGGCTGGCCGATAGACCCGAATCATCCGGCAAACAGGAGCTGAGCCATGCCGCTCGCGATCGTAGACGGCCCGACCATTGCGGCCGGTGAATCACTTTCGGACGGCGCCGACTGCTCGGGCGGCACCATCGTGCGGCTTACGATCCCGCAGGAGTTCACGCCGGCCAATCTGACGTTTCAGGTTTCGAGCGACGGCAACGGTTACAACGATCTGTTTGCGGCGGACGGCACCGAGGTCACGGTAGCGGCGAAGCCGAGCACCGGCATCGCGGTGAGCGAGCATTGGACGAGGTCGATCAACTTCATCAAGTTCCGCTCGGGATCGCGCAGCCATCCAGTGGCGCAGCACGTGGACTGCAAATTCGCGATTGCGGTCGAGACCGCATAGCCGGAAGTGAGGAGACCTGCCATGGGTATGCGCCAACGTCAGGGCGATCTCTATCCCGATCTCGACGAGTCCTATATCGATTTCATGGGCCGCTGCGGCGATGAGATCGGCGACCAGGATGTTTGCCAGTTGATCTGGGAGGACGCCTGGGACGAAGACAAGGGCGCGGCAAAGGACGTTTGCTACAAGACCCACGCTGGCCAGGTCAACGGATTAGAGTTTGTGCTGTCGGATGAAACGCCCGACCGCATGGACGACGTCATCATGTCCGACGCCTGGGATCTGGCGTCGTTCCAGAAAAACCCGATTGCACTGTTCAATCACAACAGCAACGCGCCGATCGGCAAATGGACGGGCGTTCGCGTCATCGACAAGCAGTTGCGCGGACACCTCGAGCTGGCGCCCGCCGGCACCAGCGACCGCATCGACGAGATCCGCAAGCTGATCGACGCCGGCATTCTGCGCGCCGTCAGCGTCGGTTTTCGTCCGAAGGAATCCAAGCCGCGGCCGGAATCCGATTACGGCGTGTTCTTCACCAGGGCCGAATTGGTCGAGACCAGCTTGGTCTCGGTGCCGGCAAACCCGAATGCGCTGGCCATCGCCAAGTCACTCAAGATTTCGCCCACGACCATCGATCTCGTTTTCGCCGGGAAAGGCAAAGGACGCGGGATCGCACGGCGCGGGCTCACCGGCGGGCAAGCCGATACGCGACCACAGTTAAGAAAGGGCACGACCATGACGTCGTTTGCTCAACGGATCACTGCTTGCGAGCAGCGCCTGAACGCGCTTCGCGACCAGCTTGCAGACCACTACGACAAACTCGACGACAGCAACGTCAGTGACACGCAGCTCGGGGTTTCCGACGAGATCAACCAGAAAATCAGGCAAGAAGAGCGCGCGCTTGCCTCGTTGCGGGAATCCGAGCGCAATCTCGGCGCCGAATCCGATAGCGGCCATTCGTCGGGGAGGTCGCTGGCTCTGCATCAGGCCACCGCTGTTCCCGTGCCGCAGAGAGACAAGGCCACGCCGCGGCCCTTCAGTCTTGCGCCTGCCAAAAAGCTCGACCCGCTCGATCTGCTCGTGCGGATGGGCGTCGTGCAATTGTTTGCGCACCGGCAGCGCAAGCCGCTCGACCTGGTCTTGCGCGAAATCTATGGCGACGACGAACTGCACAAGGCGGCGCTTGCCTGGCACATGCGCGCCGCTAGCGCGATCGCGCAGACTGCCGTCACCGGATGGGCGGCAGAACTCGCGCAGACGACCTATACGGCGTTCATGGACGCGCTCTATCCGTCGTCGATCTTTCCGAGGTTGTCGGCGCTGGGATTGTCGCTGACCTTCGGTCCCTACGGCAAGATCGTCATCCCGACGCGGGCCAACACGCCGACGATCGCCGGATCGTTCGTCGGTGAAGGACTCCCGATCCCGGTTCGTCAAGGCTTGTTCACGTCTCAGACGTTGACGCCCAAGAAAATGGCCGTGATAACCACTTTTACCCAAGAACTCGAGGATCACAGCCAGCCGGCGATCGAGGGTCTGCTGCGCGACGCGGTGCAGATGGACACGGCAATCGTGCTCGACAGCGTCCTGATCGATGCCAATCCGGCGACCACAGTTCGTCCCGCCGGCATCCTCAACGGCGTTTCCGGCTTGACGCCGACCGCCGGCGGCGGTTTCACGGCGTTGACCGGCGACATCAAGCAGTTGACCGGCGCGCTGTTGACGGGAACCAAGGGCAATGTCCGCAATCCGGCATGGCTCATGAACCCGCAACAGGTCAACAGCATCGGCCTGACCGCGGCGCCAGGCGCGGGCGTTTTCCCGTTCCGCGACGAGATCAGCCAAAAGCGATTGAGCGGATGGCCGGTGATCGACTCCGGTTCTGTGCCGGTCGGCACAGTGATCGTGATCGACGCCGCAGACTTCGTCTCGGTCGGTGGCGAGGCTCCGCGGTTCGAAATCAGCGACCAGGCCACGCTTGTTTTCGATGACACGGCGCCGGGAGATATCGGCACGACTGGTTCGCCAAATGTTGTTGGCGCGCCGGCCAAGTCGATGTTTCAGACGAACAGCTACGCTTTGCGGCTTCTGCTCCCCATAAACTGGACGGTGCGACGCACGGGCGTCGTGGCGTGGGCGGCGGGCGTCACCTGGTAGCCTGGCAACATAGGAGTTAGCAAAATGGCAGAGCATGAAGACGTGAAAAAGCGTCTCGCCGACGAGCGAGCCGCGCGCGAGAAAACCCAGGCCGAGCAGCGCGAAGCGCAGAGTGCGGTGAAGCCAACCCCCACTCAAGCCGAGAATGATCTTGCGGCGTCTGGTGTGCATGTATCCGAGCATGAACCCGACGGCTCGCCGGAAGAGGTCTCGCCGCACGTCAAGCGGCAGGCTGAGGCAAACAAGCCGGCAGCAGGCCGCGGAGATTATTCGACGAGGGCCATGGACAAGCCGACACCGGCGCACGAGCACGAGCCAAAAGCAAAGCCGTGAATGAACGCGACCTCGTGGTTGTCACGCATCGCGAAGCTGGTGCGCAAGGGCGAGGGCGACTTTCGCCCTGGCCCATACTACCTGCCGGTCACGGGCGGCTGGCTGCCGGATGGGGCCGGCTGGAATTGGTGGCAGCAGGGCTACGATCCGGTCTCGGGGCCGCGCTCGGCGATGGTAGAGGCTTGCGTTTCGGCATACGCCCAGACGATCGCGATGTGTCCGGGCGATCATTGGCGGCTGAACGCCAAGGGTGGCCGGGAGCGGGTCAAGTCCTCCGCCCTCTCCCGCCTCTTGCGCTATCCCAACGATTATCAATCGATCAGCGACTTCATGCTGAACGTGACGCGGTCGCTCTACCTCGAAGGCAATGCCTATGCGCTCGCGCTGCGCAACGACCGCTTCGAGATCGACGAGCTCCATTTGATGGACCCGATGAATTCCCGTCCGCGGCTCGCGACGAATGGCGAGGTTTTCTATCAACTGTACGGCAACGATGTCATTCAGCGGCGCCTCGGCGCCGATGCGCTGCTCGTGCCGCAGCGCGATGTCTTGCATATCAAGCTGCACACGGTGCGCCACCGCATGCCGACTCCGCTCGTCGGCGAGTCGCCACTGGTCGCTGCTTACAGCGATATCGGCGTCAGCACCGCGATCATGAATCAGCAATACGCGTATTACCGGAACGAGGCGCGGCCGAGCGCGGTACTTACGACCGACCTCACGATGGACAAGGACCAACTGCAGGCGCTGCGCGACCGCTGGAACGAACAGGCCAAGGGTCTGCACCAGGGCGGCACGCCGATTCTGACTTCAGGGCTCAAGGTCCAGCCATGGACGTCGGCCGGCAGGGAAGCGGCCACCGCGGACATTCTCAAGCTGTCGAATGAGAACATCGCACTGGTGTATCGGATACCGCTGCAGATCCTTGGGTTTGGTGGCGCGACGTTCTCGTCGACCGAAGCATTGATGCAAGGCTGGAAAGCGTCCGGTCTCGGCTTCGCGCTCAATCACATCGAAGAATCGATCGGAAACCTTTTCCAGCTCTCGGGCGTGCCGGACGAATATGTCGAGTTTGACACCGGCGCGCTTTTACGCTCGGCGCAGAAAGATCGCATCGAGTCGCTGGCCCGCGGCGTTCAGGGCGGCATCTACGCGCCAAACGAGGCGCGCGAGATGGAAGGTCTCGATAGCGTCGAATTCGGCGACGAGCCCAGATGCCAGCAACAAGTGGTGCCGCTATCTGCCGCTGCTGGTATTCCATCAGCACCGCCAGCGCCGGGGCCTCCTTCGGCACCGGCAGCGCCAGTCGATAAACCAACTGCGAAGATTTTCACGATGCCGGTAAAAAGGTCAGAGGGCGATATAATCAGATCGCGTGCCGCCCGCTTCATGTGATAAAATGCGCGACGGAGTTGATGCGCAAACATCAACCCCGCCACTTGACAAGCAACCTTTAGGAGGGTTGAGGCTGCCATGCCCAAAATCACCGATATCACGGGCGAGACATTTAATCGACTGACCGTCGTTCGCGCGGACGGTCGCAACAATGATGGCAAGATACACTGGCGGTGTCATTGCGTTTGCGGCAACGAGACATTAGCGACAGCGTATCAATTAAAATCTGGCCACAAAAAATCTTGCGGATGTTGGAGGGTTGAGAACGGAGCCATTGTCTCTACGAGACATGGGGGCGCCAAGCGCACGGAAATAACACGGCTCTATAGAATCTGGGGCGGCATGCTCAACCGATGCAGCAATCCCAACAATCAAGCATTTCCCCGTTACGGAGGTCGCGGCATTTCTGTTTGCGATGATTGGCATTCATTTCCGGCATTTCGCGATTGGGCAGAGAAAAATGGATACCAAGACGATCTGGCAATCGACCGCATCGACAATGACGGCAACTACGAGCCGAGCAATTGTCGTTGGGCCACCTACAAAGAGCAGGGACGCAATCAGCCGCAGAATCGCGCGGTCATTCGTTCCGACGGACGACGCTTCGCTTATGTAGCGGACGCCGCGCAGGCGACCGGAACGACGACATCGCAGATCGCGAGCGCAATCAGGCGTAATGGGACTTCTGGAGGTTTCGGTTGGCGGTACGATGAGCAACAACGGCAGCAATCTACTGGAAGCGCCAGCCGCGCCTGAGGCTGAAGCTCTGCTCGAGGGATGGCGCGACGCGCTTGGTCACGCACTCGCGCAAGAACGGAAACAGTGGCAGCGCGGGCTTGATCTGATCGAGGCGCAGGCGCAAACGACGATCGCCGAACTGCGGGCCAGTAATGCCGAGCTCCGCGGTGAGATTTTGCGGCAGCTCGCGGCGGTGCGCGACGGTGTCGATGGCGCACCAGGACCGGCAGGACCGGCCGGCGAGAAAGGCGACGCAGGACTGCCCGGCGAGAAGGGCGAGAATGCCGACGCTATCTTGCTGCCGCCCGAGCTGGCCGAGCAGGTCGCAAGTGCGGCGCGCCTGTTGCACGAGTTGCCGCCGATCGGCGAACGCATGCCGTCAGGGCGGGTGCTGCGCATCGAGCGGGACGAGAATGGCGCGCTCGTGCCGATCTATGAGCCGCAGTCGTGATCGTCAATCTTTCGGAAGCCGCCAGCAACGCGATACTCGATCGGCTGACCACCATGATGGACGGCGGCACCATCGAGCTGTCGTCGGATAACGGAGAAACACTCGCGGTGCTCAAACTATCCGATCCGGCAGCCGATGCCGCCAGAGGCGCCGAGCTGGTATTCAATGAGATCGCCGAGGAAGACGCCGCGCTTGCAGAGGGCAATGCCTCGTCCGCGCGCGTTATCGCTGCTGACGGCAGCGAGGTGTTTTCTTGCGATGTCGGAGATGAACAATCCGATGCGGTCATCAAGCTCAACACCACCAGCATTTATCGGAACGGCCCGGTGCGGCTGACATCTTTCCGCCTGGGGATGCCGTAAATGGCGGTCAATTACGATGCAGCGACGAAAACGGCTCGGATGGCCGCCACGATCCTGCAGATCGATGCCAATGCTTCGCCTGCTTACATCGAGATATGCACGGCGTCGTTTGCCGCTACGCTCGTCACCATCACGCTGTCCGATCCGAGCTTCACGGAATCGGGCGGTGTTATCACCATGGCAGGGGCGCCTAAATCGGGGATTGCCACCGCTGCCGGCACCGCGGCGGTGGCGCGCATTAAGGATGGCGGCGGCACCACCAAAGTGAACAACCTCACGGTCGGCACTAGTGGCGCCGATATCAACTTGAATTCGGTGTCAACAGCGATCGGACAAACTGTCACGATCACCTCGGCGACGATCACGCACGCGACATGACCGCCCACCTCGTTAGCGACGAAAACGTCGTTCACACCACCGAGCAAAGCAGCGGCAAGGTCCATACCAATCATGGCCATCCGATCGTTGGAACGCTGCAAGAGGTCGTGGGCACGCTGGTGGCAACCGAGGCCGGCGATACCCCAGCGATCACGGGACTGACCGGCCTTTTTGGCACGCTTGCAGCAACCGAAGCGGCCGACACAACCGCAATCGCCGGACTGGCCGGCCTTATCGGCGCGCTCGCCATAACGGAAGGCGTCGATACCGCTGCCTTTGCCGGAACGATCTCGGCGCCGGCGATTACCGGCGCGCTGGCTGCGATCGAAGCGGCAGATGTTGCTGCCCTTGCGGGCGCGGTCGGTCTCATCGGTACGCTCGCCGCAACGGACCAGGCCGATGTATTTGCCGCAGCCGGCATCGTCGCTGCGGCCGGCGAGATCATCGGCTCGCTCGATGCCGTCGAAGGTGCGGACACTGCGGCATTCGCCGGTGTTGTGCCTGTCCCGATTACCATCACTGTCGGCGGCGGTTACTATCCGCCAGAGAGGCCGCTCCCGGTCGAGGGCGCCGGCCATGGCATTCTGCCCCGGATCGAGGGCGAGGCGCATGGCGTCGTCGTTATTGCAGGCGAGGCGGCGGCGCTATTGCGCGGCCTCGTTGGCGAAGCGGCTGGATCAAGTGCGGCGCGGCTTATCAACCTCGTGGGCACTGCTTCCGGGCAACATGACCTCGTCGAGGATGATGAAGCCGCCGCTATCGTCTGGATGTTGGCAGCATGACCACTCCTGGCCCGAAATATTCGCTGCTCGACGGGCTTAGTACCTGTCTTGCTGTGGCCCAGCGGGCGCTCCTCGAGGTGCGGGCGCTTGCACGGACTCCGGGGCCAGAGGGCAAGCGCGGGCCTGCCGGCGAGCGCGGCGAAGCCGGCAAAGCTGGACCAGCAGGGCCGGCGGGACGTGCCGGCATCGATGGCAAGAATGGCGATCCCGGGCCAGAGGGCAAGCCCGGTGGCCTGCCGGTGGCGCGCGACTGGACACCCGGCATCGTCCACTACGCGGGCACCGTCGTCGCCCATGCCGGCGGCGCCTTCCAGGCCACCCGCGACACCGGACAAGCGCCAGGTCATTCTGACTGGATCTGCCTGGCGCGGCCCGGACGCGATGCCGCGATGCCGACGGTGCGCGGAACCTTCGCCGAGGGCGAAACCTATGCGGCGCTCGACATCGTTGCACTCGGCGGGTCAAGTTTCATTGCCCGCCAGGATGCCCCTGGGCCGTGTCCGGGGGCCGCCTGGCAGCTTATCGCCTCGGCGGGCAAGCCGGGCAAGCCCGGCCCGAAGGGCGACCACGGGGCTCCTGGCGCGCGTGGCGAGCGCGGAATGGCGGCGCCGACCATCGTCGGCTGGCGCATCGATCGCGAGGCCTATACGGCGCAGCCGGTCATGTCCGACAACAGCGAGGCGCCGGCGATCGAGATGCGGGCCTTCTTCGAGCAGTTTCACGAGGGGCGGTGATGGCCGACGTTTGGGTCAAGGTGCTGGCGCCGGCCGACAGCTATGCGCTCGTCACGCTGGACGAGATCAAAAGCATCCTCGGCCTGCCGCCAACCAATACCAGCGAGGACGCGCAGTTGCAGGCGTGGATCGACCAGTACAGCGACGTCATCGCGACGATGTGCCAGCGCGTGTTCGCCTACGAGCAGGTCGCCGAGACCTGGCGCGGCGACTCGATGCCGTTCGACAGTCCGCGGCTGTTTCTGACGCACTATCCGGTCGCCGACGCCGATATCGTCTCGGTGGAATCGCCACGCGGCAACGTCCTCGACCCGGCGAGTTACGAGATCGAAAACCTATCCGGCAAGATGCGCATCGAAGGTGCCTGGACCGAGCCGGTCACCGTGACCTACAGCGGCGGATATCAGTTGCCCGATGCCGCGCCGCCGGCGCTCAAGGCAGCGGCCACGCTATTGATCCAGGCGGCGCGGCTGCAGCAGCGCTTGAACGCCACCGGCGGCGTCCGAATGGTCCGGCATGGCGATACCATCGTTCAGTATTACGATCCGCTGCAGGTACTCGGTAAGGCCGCACCCACCGCGCCATTGCAGGCGGCAGCCGACACCGCGGCCGGCTTGCTCAGCGCATATACGCGTTTCTATGTGTGAATATACGCGCGTTTACGTGTGATGGTTTTCACGTGAAACACTACGAGGTGCAGCGCGAGTGGGAGGGCGGGACGGCATTCATCATTGCCGGCGGGCCGTCGGTGCTCGAGCACGATCTCGCGCAGTTGCGCGGCCGGCGGGTGATCGTCATCAACTCGAGCGTCCATGCGGCGCCCTGGGCCGATTTTCTCTACTTCGGCGATTGGCGATGGTGGAACGAGCCGGAAAACCGGGCGGCGGTCGCCGCCTTTGGCGGACGTGTCGTTACGACCTCGCAGATGGTGCGGAATGCGAAGGTGCTGCTTTGCCGCAAGGTCGATCCGCCGGGATTGGCGCAGGCGCCCGATTGCCTGACGCAGAAATGGACCTCGCTCACCGGGGCAACGAACCTGGCGGCGCACTTGGTGGGACGCGGCGGAACGATCGTCTGGCTCGGCGCCGACGGCAAGGCGGCTGCGGACGGCCGGCTCTGGCACCACAAGCCGCACCGGTGGGGGCCGAGACCGGATCGCTACGATCGCCAGCGCGGCGATATCGCCACCATGGCGGCGCCGTTGCGGTCGATGGGCATCACGCTGCTCAACGCCAGCCCGGGCAGCGCCTATGCGGATCTGTGGCCGGTGGTCGGCCTTGAGGAGACGCTCGGCCAGCGGCGGGCGGCTTGAGGCCTGCGGAAGCAGTCCTGGTCCGCGGGATGTGGGGGCTCGGCGACAACATTTATTCGCGGCCGTTCGTGCGCGCCGCGGCGGCGCAATACGAGGTCTGGCTCGAAACGCCATGGCCGGAACTCTACGAGGATCTCGACATAAGGTTCGTTCTCGGGAAACGCCGACTGCGAACACAGCTCAAGAACATGGCGCGGCAACGCCCAGAGCGATGGTCGCGGCCGTTACCGATGCGCGAGGTCAAGGTTTCCTACGGCGGTGATCTGAGGACGGCCTCGATCGTCCATGCGCTCGAACGCAAGTGGTCGGCGCTGCGGGTCGCCTTCGATCCGGCGTTGTTCGATCTGCCCGACATGGGGCCGTCGCCGATCGGGTCTGAACGCCCGATCGCGGTGGTGCGGCCGGTGACGGTGCGCGCCGAATGGCGCAATCAGGCGCGCAATCCGCGACCGGAATATGTGGCCGCCCTGGCGGCCGAGCTGATGATGACGCACACGGTAGTCGCGGTCGCCGATCTCGCGGCGGGGCAGGAATGGGCGGTCGGCGAACTGCCGCCGGCACATCGATACTTCGTGCGCGGCGAGTTGGACGTGCGCGAGCTGCTCGCGCTGGTGCGCGAAGCCGACGTGGTGATCGGCGGCGTCGGTTGGATCGTGCCGGCCGGGCTGGCGCTGCAGTCTCGGACCTTCGTGGTGCTGGGCGGTCACGGCGGACACAACGCGCCTGAGAAAGTCACCGATCCGCGGCTCGACTTGAGCCGCATCGGCTTTGCAATGCCAGAGGCCTTCTGCGGATGCACGAACATGTTGCACGACTGCGACAAGAGGATCGCGGACCCGATCGGACAGTTCCGCCGCTGGTCGAGCAGCTTTCGCGCCGCCGCCTGACCTGGTGGCCGCAGCTCGGCATCGGCTGGTATCCTGTCGATGCGGTAAACGCGCCTTACGATCAAGCGTATTTTGACCAGTTCGACCGCAATGCAAGGACACCGATTGGCCGCGCTTTGATGTCGGCGCGCTGCGACTTCGTCGAGCGGCACTATCGGGGACCGTTGATCGACATCGGCATCGGCTCGGGCGCGTTCATCGAATGCCGGCAAGCGCGACAGCAAAAGACCTGGGGTTACGACATCAATCCGGCCGGACTGAAATGGCTCGAAAAACGGATGCTGCTGATCGATCCGTATCTCGTGCCGTTTCAGGCCATGACGATGTGGGACGTGTTCGAGCACATGGCGGATTTCGAATTGCTGCTCGCCAACTGCCGGGAATGGCTGTTCGTCTCGCTGCCGATCTTTCGCGACGCCGAGCATGCGCTGCGCTCGAAGCATTTCAAGCCAGCGGAACATTGTTGGCATTTCACCCGCGACGGGCTGTTGTTTGCGATGAACTCCTGCGGCTTCACCATGGTGTCGGAAAGCGCGGTCGAAACCGATCTCGGCCGCGAGGACATCGGAACTTTCGCGTTCATACGTAAATGACAATCGACTATAGCGCACTGATGTACGACCCGGTCTATGCACGGCTCGGCGTGCCTGCGGTGCTGACCGTGGCCGGCAGCGATGGCGCCGAGGTCGATATCACCGTGATCGATGACACCCGGCCGGCGGCCGTGCCGATCTCGACGCAAACCCAGAGCACCGTGGCGGCTCAGGTCAGCAACGTCGGGCCGGGCGCGTTCGCCCGCATCTATGAGCTGACCGAAAAGGGCATCGCCCGTGCCGATTACGCCGACGCCGTGCTCGCCTTCAATGGCCGAACCTGGGTCGTGCGCTCGTGGGATCTGCGCGGCAGCCCGATGGGCGAGGACCAGGGCGAAGTGCGGTTCGCCCTGAAGGCTGCCGCCGTTGGTTGACGTTCGCGAGGAGATCCTGGCCCGGCTGCTCGTGGTGGTAGCCGGCATTCCAAACATCAAATCGGCCCAGCGCAACAATACCGAGATCCCCGAAGACCTGTTGCCGGCGGCGCTCGTGTTCGACGGCGACGAGGAAACCGACGACGCGGCTGATTTGTCGATGCGGCCTTCAAACCGGCCGAGCATGGTCCGCATGCATCCGGAGATCATCATCGCGCAGCAGGCCGACGAGGTCGGGTCCGATCTCACTACCTTGCGCCGGGAGCTGATCAAGCGGGTGCTCACCGATACCGAACTCAACGAGCAGATCGTCAAGACCGGACGGAACGGCAACGGCGCGATCCGCTATCTCGGCTGCCAGACCGATCTCGGCTTGGGGCGCTCGCTGCAGGGGGCGCTGCGCGCTCAGTTCATGTTCAAGTACGCACTCAAAATAGAGGACTTATAAGCCATGCCCACGTCACCCAACGTCGCGAACTATCACATCGGCAAAGGCATCGTCAGCTTCAAGGAAGTCGGCAGCTCGACCTTCACCGATCTCGGCAACGCGCCGAAGTTCATCTATACGCCCGCAGTCAACAAGAAGGAGCACTTCTCGGCCCGCGAGGGCGTCAAGACCAAGGACTTCACCGCCATCACCCAGATCGGCGCGACCATCAAGGTTACGCTCGACGAGGTCACCGGGGAGAACCTCGCCATGTTCGCGCTCGCCACGTCGGGCACCGATACCGATGGCAACGTTACGCTGTCCGGCCTGTCTAAGGCCGAGTTCGTCGGTGAAATCAAGGTGGTCGGCACCAATGATATAGGCCAGCAGGTCGACTTCCTCGCCACCGTCTCGTTTGTGCCGACCGGCGATTTCTCGTTCATCACCGACGCCGACGATTTCACACTGATCGAGCTCGAGGCCGAGGTGATGAAGAGCCCTGGCGGTGACTTCGGCGTCTGGACTATCCGCGACGAAACCCCATCGGCATAAGGACAACAGCATGGCTGACCTATTGGACATCGCCCCGTCGACCGCGGTCGAGGTCGTCAAGATCGACGGGTTGCGGGTCAATGTGCGCGGCGTTTCGGTCGACGCGATCGCGTCCATCGTGGCCCGGTTTCCCGAGCTGAAATCGTTGGTCGACGGCGGCTCTGGCGACAGCTTCCTGCCGCGCCTGATCCAAGGCTGCGGCGCGGCGGTCGGGCCGATCATCGCGGCCGGCTGCGGCCATCTCGCCGACGAAGCCTACGAGCAGCACGCCGCCAAGCTGCTGCCCGAGCACCAGATGAAATTCCTCAAAGCCATTTTCGGGCTGACGTTCCCAAACGGAATCGGCTCCTTCGTCGAGGAACTGACGGGCCTCATCGGCGGGGCGGGCGAAGGGGCAAAGACCGTCAAGGTGCGCTTGCGGAAATCGCCCTCGCCGTCGTCGCCCTCGGCCGACGCGGATTCCCGCCCAACTTTGCAATGACGCTGACGCCGCGCCAGATCGCGGCCTATCTCGAGCTCGGCGAGCAGCTCGATCGCATGGAACGGGCGAACGACCTCGCCATCACCGCCATCGCGGCACAGGGCGATCAGAAGGCGATCGAGAAGACGCTCAAGGAGTTGGGGGGGTAGAACAGGATTCGTCTATCTGCTTCTTTCGCACTTCGCGACGCAACATGACGCGCACTCACCAATCAGTGCCCGCACCGATGCCCGTCACACTCGATTCTGTCTTTTTCCTTGGCATCTTGTATCGTCTGCCACTGAAGGTTTTTTTGGTCGTTGGTGCCGCCATTCCTGAGCGGAATTATGTGGTCAATCACATATTCTCTGCGAGGGCCGGAAGGGGGATTCTCGCGTTCGAACTTCCTCACGGCAGACGACGAACGTCCGTCAGCAAAAGCCGGCGCTGTAATGCCCGCTATGATGGCCAGCGCCAAAACGAACTTCTTCATTATTTTTTCCCCTGATTTGCAGCCCTTTGGCCCTGCAATCGCCGATACGAGCAAGGAGTTACGGTGGATTCGTTGGCTGGGTTTCATGGGATCAAACGTCTACCCAGGCGCCAAAACGTCGTCTTGTCATTCCGTGCCACGCAGTTGCTTATTGGTGCCAATCTGCCGTGAAGCTCGTCTTTTCTGAGCACGAATCGGCCATCGAGGCGCTGATCGCGCAGATCCAAAGCCAGGTTGCCGATGCCGAGGCCGGGGCCGTACAGGACGCCGCCAAGCTGGCGGTCACCCTGGGTCGGGCGAACATCGCGGCGGCCGGGTTCCCGGCTCAATGGCAGAAGGCGTTGACGTCCAAGTTCTTCCCGAACAAAGGCGGCGATCCGGCGGCATTGATCTTCGATACCAGCCGGTTCGCCGGCGTGTTCGAGCGCGGCGCTAGAATCAGCGGCCGGCCGCTCCTGTGGCTACCACTCGAGGGGAATTTACCGACCGGCATCCATACGCCTCGCGCATACCGCGGCAGGCTGGTGTCGGTGAACGTCGCGGGTAAGCCACCGCTGTTGTTCGACGCCGGCCACCGGGAGTTGGGCCCGCTGTTCGTCGGAGTGAGCCAGGTCAACATCCGCAAGCGGTTCGATCTCTATCGCATCTTCGCGCAGGCGGCGGCACAGATGCAGGACTTCTACGAAAAACGGATCAAGGGCTGATCATCGATGGCCAGCAAGACGATAAGCCAGCGCATCACGCTCGAGGGCAGCGATGACATCAAGAAGCAGCTTGAAGCGCTGGGCAAGGCCGGTGAGACATCCTTCAAGCAGATCCAGGACGCGGCCCGGAACACCAAGATCGATCCGGCCCGCGTGGATGACACCAAGCAGGCATTCGACCGTCTCGGCACCGCCGGCCAACAACTGGGGACTCAATTCAAGGCGCTGGCCGAAAGTGTCGTCTCGTTCGGAAGCCAAGGCACCAAGTCGGCCCTCGATGTCGCAACCGGATTACAGAAGACCGCCGCAGCGGCGCAGCAGGTCGGGAGCGCGATCGGGCAGGCCTCCCAGCAGATCGGCGCATCCGGAGAATCCGCCAGCGCCAAGCTCGTCTCGACAGCGACCGCATTTAAGCTCGCCGCCGCCGGCGTCGTGGCCGCCATCGCAGCGCTCACGTCGTCACTGACCAAGGGCGCGGTAGAGACCGGCGCCGCGCTCGTCGATCAGGCGGAAAAACTTAAACTGACCACCGCGCAATGGCTGGAGCTGCGCAAGGCGGCCGCCAGTGCCGGCATATCCGTCGATGACGTTCAAAAATCGTTATCGAAGATAAGTGGGACGGCGGCTGATGCGAAGGGCGGGATTGCGCAACTGGGAAGTGCGACCGATCAGGCGGTCAAAACTGCAGATGGCGGCACTGTCATCATCAGAAGGTTCAACGACACCACTACGGATACGAAGGGCAAAGCCAGTGAGGCAGCGACCGAGCTGCGCAAGCTCGGCGTTAGCATGCAGACCATTGCGACCGGGGACACGCTCGCCATCGCGCGAGCCGCTGCCCTGGCCATTAACAATATAAAAGATCCCGCGGCCCAGGCGGCGGCCGGCATCAAGATCTTCGGCGACAATTGGAAGGACACCATTAAGGTTCTGGTCGCTGCGAACACCGCCACGGTCGAGCAGGCAAAGACTCTGGCGGAGGCCGGAAAGGCCTCGCGCGACTTGAGCGCGCAGCAGGCCAATACAGCAAAGGCCGTCAAGGGCGGATGGGATGATCTGACAAAGGCGATCCGCGCCACCAAGGATCAGATCGGTGCGGTATTTCTCACTGGCGCACTGGCGCAGACCGAATGGCTGACGAAGCTGGTCGACGGCTCGCGCGAGCTGCTGAGGATATGGCTGGGGCTTTCAGATCAGAAGCAAGCGACCTTTGCGTCCGCTCCCGAAGACAGTGCGATCCAGACCACGTTCAAGGTTCTGATCGCGGTCGGTCAGCAGCTCGCCGGGATATGGCGCGATGTTCTGGTGCCGGCCGGCGCGGCGCTCTTGGGCATCGTCGAGCAGATTGCGGCGAGTTTCGAGGGCGTCTCGAAAAGTCAGGTGGCGGCGTTCTTCATCACGGCGGCGGCTGCCGCGGTCGCCCTAGCGGTCGCATTCAAAGGCATCGGCTTGGTGCTGTCGCCGTTCACGGCGTTGATTTCCTTGTTCGCCAGCTTCGGCCCCATCCTGATCCCGCTGGTCGCGCTGGTGGTGCTGTTCTGGGATCAGATATCGGCCGGCGCTGCCAAGGCGGCGGCGTTGATCCCCGAATCGCTGGCGCAAATAGTGGAATCGTTCAAGCTTTTGTTCGCCGGCGATTTCGCGGGGTTCTGGGCTCAGTTTAGCGCAGCCGCGGTCATTGCATTTCAGACTATCAGCCAGGAAGCGCAGAAGGTGCCATGGGTGAAGACCCTGGTCGACGGCTTCAAGACAATCGGCGCACAAATCCCGGGGACCATCCAATTGATCGTGAGCGGTTTGATCGCGCTCGGGAACGCCGCCACCGGCGTGGCCAATATCATCAACCGCATTTTCGGCACGGAATTGACAGGGACCGATATCGCAGCGATTGCCATTATTGGAACGATGACCGGCGCTTTTGTAGCGCTGGCGGCGGCCATTGCAATCGTCAACGGCGCAATAACGTTGATGGCGACGGCTTGGGGACTTGCTTCGGCCGGAATGGCTGCTTTCGGTCTGGCAGCGTCAACGATTAGCATTGTCGGCATTGTAATCGTGGCGATCATCGCCGTGCTGGCTCTGCTCGTCCTTTACTGGCCGCAGATAAAGCAGGCGGCTATCGATGCAGCCGATGCCATCGATGCCAAATGGCAGGCGCTCAAAGCTACTTTCGACGCTTGGATCACGACGCCAGTCGGCAATGCCTGGCAGTGGATCAAGGACACGTGGGACGGCATCATAGGCTACATCAGCACCAAGATAGATGAGGGCAAGGCCCTGATTTCAGAATGGGTCACGACCCCAGTCGCGAATGCCTTTCAATGGCTCAAGGACAAATGGAATCAACTGTTCGGCGGCAGCGGCACGCTCGGTGCCGACCTTGGCCTCGGCGACATCGGCAGCCACGCAGGCGGCGGACTGCTGGGCGGTCGCGGCAGCGGCACGTCCGATTCGAATCTGATTTGGGCTTCGCGTGGTGAACACATCATGCCAGCGCGGGCGGTGGCGCAACCCGGCGTGCTGGCTTTCCTCGAGGCGCTGCGGCGATCGGGCGGCAACCTGCGTGATGTGCTCGACGGCATGGGCCGCTTTGCGCTCGGCGGGCTTGTGCATGCGCCGATCGGTATCCCGGCATTCGCCGGGGGCGGCATGAATGCCGTTACGATCAATTTCCCCGGCTTGGCGCCAATCGAGGGTTTGCGCGCCTCGTCTAGTGTAGTTGACGAATTGCGCAAGGCCGCGGCGTTGGCGCAGGTCAGAAGCGGCGGCAGAAAACCTTCTCGGTACAGCTAGAGAAAAGGCCTCAGCAGTTAAGCTGAGGCCCTCGTTCTCCATGCCCTGCCATGCCGGGCCGTGCCAAGCCGTACCATACCGTGCCATACACCGCCCGGCCACGCCGCGCCCAGTCACCGTGCCTTTTACCTGACAAACGCAACCTGGTCGATAGCCAATGCCTCAAATGACTCTGCTTGAAATCGACGGCATTGATTTTTCACCGTATGCCTCGCGCGGTATCGTGATGACGTTAGAGCCGATCACGCAGGCGGCGAATGTGGCGCGCGATTGCCGCGGCGCCCTGGCGGACATCTCACTCGAACAGTTCCGGCAATACAAGGTTACGATCACCTGCACTGACCATGAGGCGCCCGAACTTACCGGCATTTGGCCCGGGGCGGACGTCACCATTGTCTGCATTCCCGGCCTCGGCGTCGCCAACACGACCGGCGATGTGCTGACCATTCTCGCCAAGGTGACGGCGTGGGATACGTCGCGCGACGAATGGGCGGCAGAAATCGCGTGGAAATTGGAATGCGAGCAGAGGACCGTCTGAGATGTACGAGTTCGACGACGAATTGAGCAACTTGTTAGCGACCGTAAGCGTCGGCCGGACGCGCCTCAGCAACGCTCTTGCGTGGGACCCTCAGGGAGGCAATCCGATCACCACCATGCCGCAACTGCTCGCACAGACGCGGACCGATTTGCTTCGCCGGCGGATGTTCGGCCGAAAGTGTCTCGCCAGATTGGAACAGGCACTCGCCGAGCACGGCTTGCATCTCGCCGATAATGTTTCGCAGCCATTGCACGAGCAAAACTGGGCGTCCGGTATGCTGAGTGAATTGGGCTGACCCATGCCCGTCGGAATGCCGTACTTTGCCTGGATCGACCCGGGCGAGACGGTATTCGGGCCCGAGCATCTGCGCTGGGACGAAAGCGTGTTCTCGTTCACCTTGAAGCAGGACGAGGGCGACCCGGCGAGCCTGACTGTGGTGGTGCGCCGGCCGCGCAATGACGCCGGCGATGCGATCGGCCTACTCGGCCCCGGTCGCAAGATATGGGTGTGGTTCGCGCTCGACTGCGGGCCGGACCTGATCCGTTTTCGCGGCCGGCTCGTCGGCGTCCCGACCAGCATCTTCGAGGAACTGGTGACGCTGGAGTTCGTCGCGCGGCCGATGGACCTCGTGGCGCAGAAGGCAGCGCTCGCCGACACGCTGCGTGTGTTGCCGTATTACGACGAGGTGGTGATCGATCCGACGCGGCGCACCGATCCCGAGGTCGTGCTCGAGGGTTATAGCAAGCTCTGGCATTACGATCGGGAGACTCTCGTTCTGACCGTGTCGGACGAGATCACCGGCGAGGACGGCCTGGTCGAATTCGATGGCGCCAGCGAAGGCGGCAAGGTGCTCTATGACGGCCTCAGCCTCAACCTCACCAGCGGGCCGCTGGCGCGTGTCGATGTCAGCGCCGAATATACCTGGACGCAATCGGCGCAAGGCACAGTCGACCTGACCGACTATCTGATCCGGAATTGGCCGGATTCATATCGAGGCATGATCACGTCGTACAGCCTGACGGCCGACAATTGGCCGAAAGCGGGGGCCGGGATCGGTGATGGCTGGGTCGTCGCCAATGCGAGCGCTGACACGCCCTATAGCCTTCAGGTCAAGACCAGGCTTTCTGGCAGCAAGCTGACGGTGACGAACCCGGACACCGGGTGGTTCGGCACTTCGAGCTATACCACCACGTTCGAGGATACGCAGAGTTATGTCGACGCGCCGATTGGGCTGGGTTTTTCCGAGCTGGTGACCAGCGACACCATCACCACGGGGAAAAATAATTCGTACAGCCGCAGCTATTCGGCCACGGGTGCCTTTTTGCCGTTGAACTATACCAATGTCACGCTGGTGGCGGCCTACACGGCGAACCGGCAATGTACCGAGGTCGTGACGTTCTCGCTCTATGCCGATGTGCAGCCCGTCCTGACCGATCCGGCCGACGGCGAGGCGCTCGTCGTCAACGATGTCAAATCGGTCAACCTGAGCGAAACGATCGGAACAGGCGTGGATGCCTATGTGCCGATCGGCGATCCGCGGCGGCGGTCTTATATCGCGACCGATCGCGGCAATCGAAGCCTCGAGCACCTGATCGCGCTGGCGCGGGCGCATCTGCTGCAACGGGCGCGCGTCGTGGAAATCGCGTTTGCGCCGAAACTGTCGCGCATGCCGGAAATCACGTTGCGCAAGAACGGCTTTCTGGTCGAGCCGCGGGTGGGCGAAGCGCTGGGCAAGATCATCGGATATTCGCTGGCGTTGGACGGCTCGGACGGGCACATCAAGTGCGAGGTCCGCATCGGCTGCGCCATCGGGTACGGCGGCTCGGCCGTGGCGGCTGGCGGCGACCCGACTTATTGCAGTATCGATTATGTCGGTGCCGACTACCAGCAGTTCACCGGTCGCACGGTTCTGTTCGACACGTCGGTCGGCTATGAGCCGCCTGTCGCTGATCCGAACGACGACGGGATCGAGTTCCTGTCCGTTCTCAGGGCAGAGGATGTAATCGAGACGCCGCTCGTCGTCGAAAATCCGGCCTCGGCGCAGGCACCGCTACTGTTTAAAGCCGGCCAGTTTGCCTCGGTGCCGATCAGTGGCGCAGACATCGACCAGATGAAGACAATTCCCGCGGCGCGGAGCCAGGCTATCAATGATGCGTTGAAGCAATACGAGACCAAGGCGACCTTCAAGCTCAAGAGCATGTCGCGGCAGTTTTCCAGCGACTACGCGGTGCAAGTCAGCGATCTCAAGGTGCCAACCGGCTACGACCTGGAGGCAGTATAATGTTTGAAGTCATCGTTCGCCCCGTCGTGTTTCCCAATATCCGGCCACCTGCGGCCAGAATGTTGGCACCGGAGAGCAATCCCGACCAGGGCTTTGCCACTATCAGCGGAACGGGCGGCAAGCTCATCGATCTGCCGCATAGCTGGAGCGCCAGCCACACAGAAACGAAGCAGCAGCAGGAAACCAAACGGCAATATGACACCGAGAAGGTCTATCAAAAAGATGACAGCGGCACGATCAACAGGGACAACTTCATCGAGGTCGAACGCTTGAAGAAAGTCAGGCTCGATGACGGAGGCGACCTCGGCCCGACAAAGGTTATTTATGCTGATCCGCCGCGTTCCGACAATGTCGAGACGACGGGCACGGACTTGGTGCGCTAGCTCATGACGATCGTCTATGTCACCACCGGCGCCTGGGGCGCCGGCACCGGCGCGCCGAACAGCGCGGCGCAGGTTGACGGCAATTTCTACGATGTCGATCAGCGCATTGTCGACTTGAACGCCGCGCTCGCCGAAGGCAAGCGCATCGACACCGTCACCTATACCGCCAACAGTATGACGTTCCACTTCACCGATGGAACGACGCAAGTCATTCCGCTGCCGGTCGCCGTCATCACATATGTGGGGCAGTGGACGAACGGCACGCCGTATACGATCGGCCAGATGGTCTCGGTTCGCGGCCTGGGCATGTATCAGGTGCTCGGCAGCCACACGACGCCGCCATTGCCGGCGGCTTTCGATCCGAATGCGACGGACGGCAGCACCGACGAGAATCCGCTCTATTCGTTCTGGATGCCGCTCTATGATGTGAATTACGACGCTGCGATCTTCGTGCCAGGCACCATCCAGCGCACCGCGGGCGAGGTACTGTTCCAGGCCGTTGCCGGCCGGACCATGCAACTGGTGAGCGGGAATGCACACGCCTATGCCTATCTGGATGTCGGCAATGAGGCGACCGGGGCCACCGAGATCATCCTGGCGATCGAAAGAAACCGGGTCGAGATCGGCAGCATCACCTTCGCTGCCGCAGGCGACATCGACACTGGTGGCGGACAGAGCGGCGCTTTCAACATTCCCGCCACCGTGGATTTTGCCGAAGGCGATATTTATGCAATCCGGATCATACAGTCCGACAACGCCGGGCCGTCCGGTCTGTCGGTGACGCTGCCGTTCCTGCGCACGGACATCTGATGTCGTACTCCCAGGACGCGCTGACGCGCATCTTCAATGTGCAGTGGGACGAAGGAGCAGTATTTGTTTACGGCACATTGACAAACTTGTACTGTGCGAAAGTCGCGGGGAAATCGATAGATCACCAAACAATTTCCCTTCCCGGCGCTGGAGAGTTCGGAGTCTCGGTCTTGGCTAGCTCCTTTAGCGTGATCATCAAGAATGAGGGGACGCCAGATGAGAAACGCACGCCGGCCTTTGTGGTTTGCGGCAACTCGTCCGAATGGGTTGATGTGGATGACGGCGCTGGAAATGAGATAAGATTGCTTCGCTATCATACCTATATTTATTACTCGAATGATGGGTTGAATTGGACAGTTGCCTTTGATCATGCCGGAACTATGCCATCCGTAACGGAACCATCGAATGGCGCAAATCCGGTGGCGTTGGTTTGGGATAAAAAGAATAATGCATTCTTTTATGATCAAAATGATGCCCTGAAGGATCAAGTTTTTGAATCGTCGGATGGTGTGAGTTGGGCCGAGGTCAGCAGCACGCCCACCGAAGGTGCCGACCCTGATACCTATAAGTCGGCGTTTTTACCGCATTGCGAGGGCAATGATTGTTTTGATGAAAGGGGGCATCATGTGCCGGACGGTGTCATGAGCGCGCCTAGCGCCGTGACAGCAAAACCGGTCAAGCCGCCGATAATAAACTATGCGGACGGCACCAGCACCGTCAGCTTCGCCAGTGGCGATCCGTTGGAGACTTGGGGGTCCGGTCAAGTTCAGGTTACCGAAGAGACTGTCGACAGCACAGGAACGAAGACCGTATCCGTTCCGGGTGTGCCGAAGGTGTTTTGCGTAGCGGTGTCCGGCAGCCTTATAATGGCTGGCGGGGCGGCTGACATTGCGGGTGAAAACGGGGCCGTCGCCATATCACTGGATCTCGGCGTGACTTGGAAAACGATAGCCGGGCACGACAGTCCCGTCACCACCATGGTTGCGGATGCTCGTCTGTAACGTCAGCTTGCTGCGTCGGCATGCAGCCATCGCGGCCGACATTACCGAGGCCGCCGCCGCATTGGACGCACCGGGCACAGGGAACGTCGTGTTCGCGACGCTGGTCGACGACCCGGCCTCGGTCGGCGAACACGTCGATGCATTCCTCGGCCAGATCATGGTCGAGGCGGCGAGTGCGAGCTCGACCGTCACTGCAGGGCTTACCTATGCAACCGCGATTGTCGAGGCGGTTTCTGCGGCCGATACGCTCTCGGCTGCAGTGCCTCGAACCGGGTCGGTGGTGGAGGCGGCAAGTGCGGCCGATCTGGTCGATGGCTCCAAGATTGCCGGTTCGCTCTTCGACGGCGTCTTGGCGCTCGATGGCCCAATCATGCCGAGGACACCGCAACCGACCGTGATCTACATCGAAGGATGATATAAGTGGCTTTCTACGACACCACTTTCTATTGCAACGCTGGCGACCAGAGCACGACGGGCCACTATGCCGTCGCGAAGAGGCCGCAAAACACCGCGGTCGTTGCGGGTCAGCTATGCCGCCAGTTCACAGCGCCTGCGGTCGGCAGCGAGCGGGTATTTGTCTGCATCGTGGCGGGCACGACTGCGAACGTTACCGACGCGACCTGGGTGCTCACACGCGGCGCCAAGACCACGGACGGCACCGCGACGTGGCAGGAATGCACCGGGATGGCCGCCGTCAACGGCGACCTGACCAACACCGTTAATTGGACCCAGGCCAAGGCGATCGGCGCGCCTACGCTTGGCGCGATTATCCAGCGTAACAATGGCGCGAGCTACTGGATTTGCACCACGGCTGGCTCGATGGGAGCGAGCGAACCTGCGTGGCCGAACAACACGGCAGGGACCACGCAGGCGGACGGAACGACGACGTGGACGTGCCTGGGCGCGGTCGGCAATTTCACCAAGGGCGCAGCGCCGCATGCACGGCTCGCCAATGCTTGCGCGGTGTCTTGGTTTGCTGTCGGCAACACGATCTACGTCGGCGACAACCACGCCGAGTCGCAGGCAACGACCATCACCATCACGCCGCTGGCGAATCAGGCAACGATGGGCAGGATCGTCTGCCATAACCATTCCGGCAGCTATCCGCCGGCAGCGACCGATCTGGCGACCACAGCGACGATCTCGACAACCGCGGCGGCGAGCATCAATTTTAATCCTACTGGAACATTTTATGTTTATGGGTTGACGTTCATTGCCGGCGTCGGACAATCGACTGGAGCAGTTATACAGCTCACTCCTTCTAATGTTTTTTACTATTTCGACAACTGTACTTTCAAAATAGCTACCACCGCGAGCGCTGGTGCGGCCATAGGTGTAAGCACCAGCGCTGCTGGTAACGTATTCTGGAACAATTGCCAAGTCAGCTTTGGTAATGCTGCGCAATATATTGTTCCTGAAATAGTTAATTTTACCTGGGCCAACACCGGGCAGGTATTGGCAAGCGGATCGACGGTGCCGACCAATCTTGTTGGTCAGTCTGCCGGTAGTTTTTTGAGCAATGTCACGCTCGAAGCCCTCGATCTTAGTCAGGTTACTTCTGTTTTTGGGATGCCGACCAACGTTTCGCAAGGCAACTGGGTCGCCAAGGACTGCAAGCTCAACGCTTCCGCGACGTTTGCGACCCCGCTGAACACCGGTCAAGCAGTTCAATACATACGTGCCGATAGCGGGGTCACTGCCTACAAGTCAGCGCGCTATCTTTATGAAGGCACCGAGACGACGGAGACCTCGATCACCCGCATCGGCGGCGCTGTCGATGCGGCTGGGCAGGCGCAGTCCCGCAAGATTGTCACCACGTCGAACCCGCAATGGCTGCGGCCGTTCAAAGCCGAGCCCTACGCAATATGGAATCCGACTACTGGCGCTGATGTGACCGTGACCGTATTCGGCACCATCAACGCCGGTGCGCTGCCGAACAATGACGACATCTGGCTGGAGGTGGAATACCTCGGCTCGTCGTCGGTCCCGATCGGCACTATCGTCGCCTCGACGAAGGCCAACCTGCTGGCGGCGAACGCGGCAGTGTCGTCGGACGGCTCGACCTGGAACGGCGGCGGCAGCGGCGCAGGCTGGAGCCCATTCAAGCTCACCATAACGCTATCCTCGCCGCAGCCCGGCATGGCCGGTTACTTGCACGCGCGGGTGCGCGCCGCGAAGCCGAGCACGACGGTCTATATCGATCCAAAGATCGTTCTTACTTGACGGAGAAAAGGATTATGGACGAGCAGGAACGCGCAAAGGCGCGCGAATGCAACGACGCATTCGTAATTCGTGGAAGCGGTCTCGGAGAGCATGCGGAAGCGCACGGTCGCTACGAGATCGAATGCATCGGGGCGGACGGCAAGCTCAAATGGCGCGATACGATCGACAACGTGGTCACCACCGTCGGCAAGAACCTGGCACTGGACTCGTTCCTCGCCGGGGCGGCGTACACGGTGACCGGGCCTTACATGGGCCCGATCTCGTCGGTGTCCTATACGGCGGTCGCGGCCGGCGACACGATGGCGTCGCATACTGGATGGCTGGAGGCGGGCGGCATCAACGCACCGACCTATACCGGCAACCGCAAGACCGCGGTGTGGTCGGCGGCCTCGGCGGGGTCTAAGGCGCTGTCGGCGGCACTGTCGTTCGCCATCACGAGCACCGGGACGATAAAGGGCGCATTCCTATGCTTCGGCAGTGGGGCGGTCGCCACCAAGGACGACGCCAACGGCACGCTGTGGTCGGCCGGCACGTTCTCGACCGGCGACAAAGCGGTGGTGAATGGGGATCAGTTGAACGTCAATTACTCGACAAGTCTTTGATCTTTCTACTGTTTTCTCCTCTGGACGGCAAGATCTTCATCGACAGCGCGAGACTATAACCATGGTCGTCTCCGAAGAGGCCGCGAAGGTCGCAAACACCGCGATCGACGCCATGAAGTCAACGCCGCTCGCGATTGCGCTTCTGCTGGTGAACATCGGATTTCTCAGCTTCGCGGCCTATGTGCTCGGGCAGGTCGCCGCAAACGCCTCAGAGCGCAACAAGACGCAGAGCGATCTAATCGCCAGCCTTGTCCGCGATATCCGCGACTGCCGAGCGCCGACGCCATGACCACGCAGCTCCGCGGCAAGGTTTCGTGGTTCGGGGGGCCGAACGACACTGGCATCTCATCGAGCGAAGGGCTCGCCTTCATCTACTCGGTCGACATGGCGCCGCACCTGTTCCTGCCGACGCAGCCGCCCGGCACGACCGGGCTGGCGCGCAGACTCGATCCGAGCAAATTCTACATCGCGTGCCGGTGGGACTACGAAGCCCCAGGCACGTCCAAGGACGACTTGCTCGATGTCACAGTTTTGGTGCGCGCGCCCAAGACCGGCAAAGCGTTCATCTGCGACCCGGCGGACTGGGGTCCGCACACCAATACCGGGCGCGTCGCTGACATCTCGCCCGGCCTCATGGACGCGCTCGGCATCCAGACCGACGACGAGGTAGAGGTGACATTTCCGTTGGAACAGGAAGGAGCAGCCGCCGTGCCATACGATCGCGTCGCCATATCTTCCGGCCATGGCGCCCTGGTGCGAGGCGCCAGCGGGGTGCTCGACGAGGTCGACGAGGCGCGCCGCGTAGTCGAAGCTGTGGCCGACAAGCTCGCCGCGCGCGGCGTCGATGTCGTGGTGTTTCACGACGACACCTCGACCACGCAAAGCCAGAACCTCGATGCCATCGTGTCGTGGCACAACAAGCAGGACCGCGAGCTGGACGTGAGCGTCCATTTCAACGCCTACGTCGAAACAACGAAGCCGATGGGGACCGAGGTGCTCTACGTCACCCAGTCTGCGCTCGCGGGCGAGATGAGCGCGGCCATTGCGGACGCCGGTGACTTCATCGACAGAGGCGGCAAAAAACGCACTGATTTGGCGTTTTTAAACGGCACGACCGCCGCAGCAATTTTACTCGAAATCTGCTTCGTTGACTCGACGGCCGATGCTGCGCTCTACGAAACGAATTTCGACGTGATATGCGAGCAGATCGCCCAGGTGCTCGGCGGGCCGCCACAGATGGCCGAGCGACCGCCGGAAGGCGAGAGGCCACCGAAGCCGGTGCCCCCAGCACGCCAGCCCACGGTCAGGGTCGACATCGACGTGGTCGGCGAAGTGATCGTGCTGGTCAACGGCGTGCCGGTCACATAGTAGCCGTTCACCTCAACCTCTCGTCACGCTGATCGATCCTTGTGGCGATGTAGCGTAGCTCGCAAGCATCGCTGTTCCGACAGTGGTAAATCGGTCCATCGATTTGCATGTCGTTACCCACTAAGAAATTCGAACGCACTGACGATCTGAATCCACAGTGCCAGCATTTCCATTCGTCAGTCATCATGGCCTTCCCGGTCGCTCCCGGACTTCAGGCGTCGGCGCCATCCTGGCGACCTCGTCGACCCGCAGCGGCCTCCGATAATGCACCGCCACAGCGCGCATCCCGATCTCGCGCGTCATCTCCTCAGTCAACCACGGCTCGTCCGTTCCGACGCCGCGCATGATGCGGTCACGCAGAGCTTCGGCCTTCCGCCACTTGGTCGGGCTCCAACGGAGCACCGGCACCGGCTTTCCTGTCGCGTCACGATGGACGAGACTGAGCTGCCACAGGGGCCGCCCGCCGGCATAGACGGTTCATTCCATGCCGATGTTGCATGTCAATCCAGCCGAGACATCGCGCTCGGCCAGCCAGAAAAACCTCTGCGTGATCTGCACATCCGGGTCGAATACCGGATGTGCAAGCGCGATTTCAACGTGGGGGTTCATTCGTCTCTCCTTTCTCATATCCAGGTCTCCACAATGACCGAGTCGTCGGTTGCATGCCGGGGCAAGCAGACAAGGCCGGCATCGAGCATCATCTCACGCAACACCTCGATATCAGGATGCGCGTAGGCTTCGGCGGTCGGACTCTCGCCAACAAACTTGCGCACGACAAAAGCGTCTGGCCGATCTTTGGGATGGTCGTAGATCGTCCACGTGACGAGGGTCATTGACGCTCCTCTTGCTGCCGCTCAAGTTCTTCTTTCTCGTGCTTCATCCAACTTTCAATCTCGTCCTGGATCGCCTGCGCAAGATTTGAGATGAGTTGATTGCTTGCCGCGCCGCCAAGAAAGTGCCGAGCCAAATCGCGGCACCTCGGATCAGGAGACTTTCCCATCAAGCCATCCTCCCTCGTGAAACATCCAGCCGCCCCCGGAGTCCGTGGCAGTCCCCGGGAGCGGCCGTCCCGCGCCGGCGCCTGCTTTGATTCGCCAGCGTAGGAAGCCCGTAGGCGCGGTTTCTGGCGCCAGGGTGGGGTAGTGGCGCCCAGGTGCGGGCGCCGCATAGAACGCACGGGGTACGCCCGGAGGGCTCCGGTGGTGGCTCCGGTGGTTTGTGTCACCGAATACGCCAAAACACCCCCTTTTTGCCCCCTGTTCGTGCTTTCGCGAGAACAGGTGGCGACTGGGTAAAGTCTTTGATTTGTTGGGGGTTTTCTGGTCGGAGCGCCGAGATTTGAACTCGGGACCCCCAGTCCCCCAGAATGGCGTCCTAACTCGAAGATCATGCTGTGCCCCAGCGGTTTATGCAAGCTTCCCCTTGCGGCTCCGGTGGAAACTCCGGTGGTTTTTGTCACCGTCGGCGACTCCGGTGGCGCGCGCGGACTTGCGCTGCCCGGCAAGCTTGTCGATCACGTCGGCGACGCCCTGTTCGTTCGCGGCGCCGTAAATGTTGAGCGTGGTCGCGACGTCGGCGTGGTCGAGCATCTTCTGGACGATCGGGAAGCCTTCCGCGGTGCCGACCGCCCGCAGCGCCTTCTTGGCGGTGTCGTGGCGCAGATCGTGAAAGCGCACCCGGTCGGCGCCGACCATGAGCCCGGCCTCGGCCCTGATGGCGTTCCATACCTTGCGCAGACCGTCCTTGGTGATCGGGTAGCGGTGGCCCTCGATCCGGCCGTCACGGGTGCGCTGCGCCACGTAGGTGAACACCCGGGTGGGGTGATGGCCGCGCAACGGCCATAGGATTTCACGGATGGTGTCGTTGATCTTGATCTTGCTGATCTTGCCGCCGGCGCGGCCCTTGGTCCGCATCGTGATTTCCCGGGTATCCCAATTCACGCACGACCATTCGAGCGTCAGACTCTCGGTCTTGCGCTTGGCGGTGGCGCGGCAGAATTCGAACAGCGGCTCGTAATCCTCGCGCTGGCTGGTGATCGCGGCTTCGAGGCGGAGCGTCTCGTCGGGGCCGAGCTCGCGGGCAGGGCGCTTCGGCTCGTCGAGCCACAGGTCCCGCCACTTCGGTTCGTTCGGAAACCGCACGCTCGGCCGCAGGTAGGTGAACAGCTTCTTCAACTGCTCGATGGTATCGTTGACGGTGTAAGCCGAGACCGGGCGCGGCGGTGTCCCGTATGTGTGGCCGAGCCGCCAGCGCCGCAGCTTGAGCACGTCGTCGTGCGTGATCGCGGTGATAAGCTTGGTTGCCCCGAAGTAATCGACCAGCAGGACGCAAAGCCGAAGCGTGTTGTCGGCGCCGGCATGACGCTCGCCGACGTCCTTCATGTAGCGCACCGTCACCGGATCGAGCGCGAGCGATGTGTCCCCGTCGCTCTGCGCAGCCAATGCGGCGCGCAGCTCGGCCTCTAGCTCCCCGGCGCGTTTTTCCGCCTCGCGGCGACTCGTGCATCCCGTAGATCGTGAATACTTGCGGCCGTCGATCCAGATGTCGGCCGTGAGGTTCTTCGACTTCTTGTCCTTGTAGACGCTCGACATGGTTTTCTCTTCTTGCGCTGGCGGATGAATTCGTCGATGTCGGCGGGCTCGAAAGCTCGGCGTTCACGCTTCTTGCCGCGGCCGATGTTGACGTAAACCAGGTCGCCATCGGCCACATAGCCGTCGAGAGTGTCGAGCGAAACGCTGAGCGCTGCGGCGGCTTCCTTCGGGGTCAGTAGGTTGCTCACTTGTGACTCCTATACATGAGAATCTCATTCGCGACCTCGAACAGCTTCTCTTCGGCGTCGGTGAAGCGGCCGACAACGTGGTCGCGCTCAAGAGGTGACTCGCGATTTAACTTCAAACTCGCCGCACCAATCCCGTCCATACGTCAGCGGCCAGAAGGAACTATCTTTCATGAGTCCGCCAAAATTCTCATCATCTGGCCTCTCGGCAGCGAGTTTCGTCACCGAAAAAGTGATCGTATTTAACAACTCACCGATCAAATCGAACTTCCACGGCGACGCCTGCGGCGCATTTCGGTGGCACGCTCCAATTTGATCATCAACGTGGTCGTCCTTGGAGTCCTTATCCAAAATCCAAAACTTGCAGCGGTGACACTGGGGTCGCTTGTTCATATTAGCTTCATTCAATCGTCGCGGCGACCTCGAACAGCTTCTCTTCGGCCTTGACGAAACGGAGCGCGATGCCGGTGGGAATGCCCTGGTCCTCATGCGGCACGGTGTCGACGCACGCCAGGAACGCCGCGCGCGCGTCGCGCCATTCGAGCACCGCGTCGAGCAATTGCCGGTTCATAGAGCTAGTCACCGTTCCGGGCGATCATGTCGAGAATGAAACCGTCAATTCCAGTTCCGCTCGCATCGCGTTCAGCACAAGTTCGATGCGTCCGGTAGAAGTATGATCGCGCGGCATACTGGCCTA